ACCCCCTTTGAGGTACAGGATGACGGCGAGAGCCGCCGACCCCGTGCCAGACGGGGGCAGACCCCCTTTGAGGTACAGGATGACGGCGAGAGCCGCCGACCCCGTGCCAGACGGGGGCAGACCCCCTTTGAGGTACAGGATGACGGCGAGAGCCGCCGACCCCGTGCAGGGGAACAGCAAAGACCTGTATTGTAACATGGATAATTGCGCCGTTCGCGGTGTTTTTGTCCCATCCTACCATGCGAGAGGTACGCATGGAGATATCCGCTATCGGATACGTCGCCGGTGAACGGGATATAAGCCCGTTGTTCGAGATTGTGAAAATCCCCGGAGTTTTCGTCTATTGTACTAAACGCGGCTTGCGGAATTAGACTATACGCGAAATCGTCGCGTCTTTTGAGTATCGGCAGGAATCCCCACCCAAGGGTGCCAGATTCCGAGGAATCGGGATAAATGCATATCGGTACAATTCTGACAAAACGACAGAGCGCGAATTTATGAAAACGTATATAACCGCGATTTTCGCGGTTTTGATAAACCTATAAATCAAGCGCACCGGACGTGGTTATGAGACACTTTCGATGCGCTTTCTTATGGGCTTATCACCCAAATATTACACAACACACAAGGAGAAATCACAATGGCAGAAGTTATCAAGATCACCGAATTTGAACCCGCGGCAATTAAAGTAGGCAAGCTCACACTCCCGGAATTACGCGAAAAAGCGGAATCTCTGGCAAAGGTCTACAACGATCAGGTGCAGTCCGGCAATTTCGCTCCCAAAATGGAGCATCCTACAGGCGACAAGAATCCCGATGAAACCCCCGTGGTTGAAATCGTCCTTATCGACGACGTTATGAACAATGTTGTCGGAGAGTATACATCAATTTCCCGTGATAACTGTTTCGAGACACTTATGACGGCTGAAGACCCTATGCTCGCTGCTGTCAAAACTCTCGAATACCCCACAATCCGCATCGTTGATAAAAAGGACGAGAACAAAACCCCTATCCGCTCTATCGAAGATTCTTCGAAGTATATCGACCTTCTGAAACTCCATAGAAAAGTAAAGGGCGGTATCGGCAAGTCCGATAATTGGCATCTCGTGATTGAAAAGCTGAATCTTCTTATGACCGCGCAAAAGGCAATCGATCTGGGTATCAACCCGAAATCCATCAATGACTCCTATGCAATGAGCGATCTTGCCAAGGCTATCGACCTCGGACAGAATCCGACCTCCAAGACAAAGATTCTCGCCACTGTTCAGAGTGTTGTTACCGCTATGATTGGCGAGGAATATAAGGCAAAGTCCCATGACGTGAATTTCCTGCTCTCTGTATATTCCAAGAAGTCCCGCAAGGCTCTGACCGTAACTTGCGCAAACCACAAGTACATGCGTCAGTACATGATGGAAATCTGCCATCGTATTGTAACCAACGGCTCTTACGCCATCGACTATAAGAAGGTCAAGAACGGATAACAGGAGGGTTTTTCATATGAGCTACGAAGTCTTCAGACGCAGGATAAATGCTCTTATTCAGAAAACCGGCGGCGGTATAGTCGCCGTTTTCTCGCACAATCAGGATACTGGTCGCCATACCGCGGTTTGTTCCGACGGTACTATTATCACCGGTAATGATATCTCTCTCAAAGTCACCGTAAAATGGGGCAGCGGTCATACCGCAGTCGCCGCGATTTGAGGTGCCGCCATGAATAATAAATTTCGCCGGTTTATCCGGATTCTTCGCTATATCGTCAAAGAAGTAAGTCTTGATATTCGCGCAATTCTTCGCATTCCGAAAGTTCGTCGGGTTTTATCTCGTATCATGAATATTGTAATCGGTGTATCAGTCATCGCTATGTCAGTTTCTATCGTAATCGCAAATGCTAACGGTCCTGCGCCGGAAGACTGCGGGGGGTTACTCCTTGCAATTCCGCTCGGTATTGGGCAAATGTTCAAATCGTAAAGGAGTAATCAAAGATGGCAAATAGTGTCAACTATAAAAATATCGCAACCGGAGATTTCACATGTTCGCTCGATCGAGCGGTTGAGTGGTATACGGATGGTTTCCGGGTTTCTCTGATGTATGGATCCACACCGAGATGTGATATTTCGGTTTTTCCTCATCCCGTCATAGCCGACGGTCTATACGATATTCTGCTTTCAAGCTGCGAGGGAACTGTGGTTTTCTGCGAAACTGATAACGAATATCACATCGCAATCAAAGAATTCTTTGTCTACGAGAACGGTGATATTGTTCTCGAAGGAGATCGCGTTATCATCGACACAGGAAGCTATCCGACCGAACGCGGTATTTCTTGGTTTGTCGGACATGGTTATGCTCACATCGTCAACGATCGTCTCTATATCGTTAACAGTCAAAACAACTATCTGCGTGATCCGTATACCTGCGAACCTATGGTGTTTAAGCTCGACGGCGAACCTTGCTATGGTTTGCGAAAGGCTAAATGAATCTAAGGGCTGACTTTCCAGCCCATTGCCATCAATAGCACCGCGTCCTCGTCGTGATGGTGGACGGCGTAGCCAACGCTGACAGAATGGTGCTGACAATAAAAAAAAGAGGTGATGTGCGCAATGTACGAGGTTGTTTTCCTCGTTTTGGCATCCGGCACAGTCGTTCAAAAGTGTTTTACTTCGTACTTTGCGTGCCGTCGCTTTGTCAATAAGCTCAAGTATTCCAAAAAATGCAGATTGATTTCGTATCCGCTGCTATAGAGAGGAGTTGGTTTATATTATCAGTGTAAATAAAGACGATGTTGTCCGCATCGTATGCCGCAAAACCAATTACCGCGCTTCAGTAATCGAAGATGTAATCAACGAAACCCTCGATTCGATTATTGCATATATGGAGGACGGTATAACTGTTCGATTTTCTGGCTTTGGTGTGTTTGAGCCGAAGCAGAGAGCCGCACGTATCGGACGAAATCCGCACTCTGGCGAACCCGTCCCCATTCCTGCGCGAACCGTCCCGGTTTTTCGCCCGGGAGAGAATATGAAAAAAGCAGTTATCAAAGAAGACAAGGAGAATAATTTATGATCAAAATTAACGTTGAGTCCTCTGATGTGTGGGGGTACGCATTACGTAATCGTAATGAATTGATTGAGAGCGAATATCTTATCGCTGAAAATCCAGACTTCGACATCTCTGTCTATGTGACCATCGACTCATATTACCCCGTGATCAAAATTTATGCTGGGGATATTCTGATCGCCGAGGAGGAGGTTTTTTCCTCATTCACATGCGCAACCACAGTTGAACAGGTATATGACTCCTATCTAACATCGTACACCACAAGTACATATTCTTCAGACTCCGCACAAGAGGACGAAGATGCAGATGATGGCGATGATTTGGATGAAATCGAATTGATCGAAGACAGAGAGCTTGAGCTTGATATCGCTGTCGAGGATTTTTTCCGTGCCATCAGTGTAGATGATGACCTTGATTTATCCAGCGATAAAGCAAAGGGGATTCTGGACGACTGCAAAGAGCACTTCCTTGAGTACATCGCAAGAAAGCATAACCTCCGGATTTATCGTCCGATGTATCTCGACTATGACTCCAACGTCGAGTTTGAGCTTTTCCCTTACGAAAACATGGCTTTCGACGACGAGACAAATCCGATCTACAAATAACCATGTTTATGTGATTTCTCGCCCCGGCTTGATAACCCGGGGTTGCTCGCACTGGCTCTGCCTCCCCGTGGCGCGAGTGGATAACCAACAAAAAGAGTACATAAAGAATAAAAGGAGAAACAACCTATGGCAAAAATTCTCGTAGCAGGTGACGCAATCATCATCAACTCCGCACTTTCCCTCGAAGACCTCAAGATGGTCAAGAAGTACCGTCCGGAAGCGCTGAATCTCTACAGCGGCAAGGAAAACGAAAATCTCGAATTTTCCATCCTCGTCGGCTGCGGCAGCGGTGTTTGCCCGAAGGGTATCGGGTTCGATTCCGAAACCCGCGATGAAGCGAAGCTCGCAACCCTCACCGTCATGCTTTCCGAAGTTACCGGCGATCTCAAGGAATATGTTGCGGATAAGTTCGGCTGCGTTATGACGAACCTCAACAAGATCGAAGCAACGCTCCCTGCGGTAATCGAAGAAATCCGTGCGGAAAAGGCTGCGGTTATGTCCGGCATCACCATCTTCGGCGCTGCCGAATAAGACAGGCGGCTTTATGCCGCTTTCTTATCCGGTTTTCGTCACAAACAGAAGTTCAAACATCCAAAATATTCATGAATTAAAAGGAGAACATCTATGAACATTATCCAGGTAACCGTACGCGACAACGTCAAGACCAAGCAGATCGCAGTTCCCAACACCGAAACCCTCCGCAACGCTCTGGAAGCAGCGGGCGTTGACTATGCAGCCGCTGGCACCAGCACTACCCTCGACGGTGCAACCCTGATGCCGGGTATGCTCGATAAGTCCTTCGGCGAACTCGGTATCACCGAAAAGTGTTATCTGATGTCGATCCGTAAGACCGATAACGCCTGATTTTCTACATACCGGCTTTATGCCGGTTTTGGGGAAATGGCGGAATTGGTAGACGCCCGGGACTTAAAATCCTGTGAGCTAATCCCTCGTGCCGGTTCGATCCCGGTTTTCCCCACCAAACATTTTTTGAGGAGGTATCAGTAAGTAATGTTCAATGATTATGTCACCACAGAGTTGTCATCTCGTACAGCAGACGTGGTTTTTGGTATGAAGATCAAATCCGCGTCATACGACGGAGACACTACCTTCGTGTCTACACTCCGAGCGCTCGTTTACCCGAGACTTGGGGACGATGATTGTCTGAACGTGAGCTTCGATTCAAGCAACTTCACCAGAAACAATCTGGCGGATGTGCCAATTCGTAGATGCGTCGGCGCTGTTTGCGGCGATCCTGATCCGGGGAGTATCAGAATTCACAACTTCAGAGCGAGAAATCACGACGATAATGTCGCATGGATTGAAGCGGTCAGAGCCAATCTTACGAGTGTGTATCCGCAGTGGGAACTGCTTGAAAAAGTATCTGATTTTTATCAAAAGGTCTTCAATGTAGTTTGTTTTATCGACGCTGAATCGAAAAGAACACTTATCTATGTCGCAGATCTTGATCTTCCAAAGCTGCATTATCTGCAATGCAGTATTCCTGCATTTCTGCCTTGGTACTTCGACCCAAAGGACGGATTGACGGAACTCGAAATGGAACTGATTAAGTCACTTCGTGAAAAGACATCAGCCAGATACCTCGAATGCATTTCCGAGTTTGCAAAGCAGTACAACTTCCGTGAAATGGCAATCAGAGATTCCTTGCGCGGTTTTGAAGCAAAGGTGTATGACGCAGAGATCCAGACTGCAAATTCTAATCTTCGCAGCATCAGAGACGATATTGATAACTACCAGAGCCAGATCGTCAATCTTCTCTCACGTAAGTCCGACTTTGAAATCAGACTGGCCGGACTGTTGAAAAAGCAGTCTGAAGTTACTGATTCATCGGAACTGATGGATTATTTTCTCTGCAACAAATCTCTGGAAGTGCTCGGTGTTGAGGGTCAGTATGTCAGTTTTATGGTAAATACATACTTCGACTACTTTGATGAAGAGTTTGCAAAAACCTGCATCGAAAACGACAGAAGTGCAATCTACAGCTGCAGCAGATTCAAAAAAGAAAGCATCCGTCTCCTGATGGAAGCAATTTTCGTAAAAAGATCCGTTCGTATGCGTGTTTGCGCTGCGTATAAATTTCAGCTTGGCAGGAGTTTAACCGCACTTTCAGAAGATAGTTGTGAGTATCCGGATATGTCGCGTCTTCCTAACCCTCATATTTACCACTACTCGTGTCTCGGAGATTACCGTCCGGTCATGAATGAGATGGTTATGAACAATGACTATATCGGCGCTGTTGAACAGTGCTGTGCTTCGGCGAAGTCTTTGAATTTTGGTGATGGAATCGTAATGGAGAAGTTCTCATACGATCTCCAGAACAGAGAAGGAAAATTTATTGAACTTCCGGATGGTACTATGGTAACCGTCGAATCTGCAATTAAATGGCTGAAAGAACAGGAGGAAACCAATGAGTAAGATTATCAGAGTCACAGAAGAACACAAAGAAGCACTTCGAACACAGTTCGAGGCGGCCTTGGCAAAGATGAAGATTGCGGACGGAAAGTTCAGCTTTAACCGTTCGTTCTCTGATACGGGGAAAAGGGCAAAGCTGTATTTTACAGAGACTGCGTGGCTCAAGATGCAGACGCTGATTCGTGAGTATCAGATCGAGATCGGTTGGTATGGCGTCGCTTCCCGTATGGAAGACGAAGAAAACGCCTATATCGTGTCCGATATTCTCGTGTATCCACAGAGTGTTACCGGTACAACCGTTGATATGGATGCGGAAAAGACCAACGAGTGGATTTTTGAAAACCGCGAAGACGACCGTTTCAATAACATCCGCGCTCAGGGACACTCCCACGTCAATATGCAGACCAGCCCATCCGGTGTCGATCTCGGACATCAGGAGGACATCCTCGAAATGCTCGATGACGGGTTCTATATCTTTATGATCTGGAACAAGAGAGGAGAGAAGAACGTCAAGATTTACGATCTTGATCAGAATATCCTCTTTGAAACCGCAGACATCACGGTTTCTGTCAAGAACGAAATCGGACTTGATGATTTCCTTGCCGACGCTAAGAAAAAGGCAGTTTCAAAATCGTATTCGGCCGGATATAATGCCTATGGCAACGCCTACAATGGCTACAGCAGCTATAACAAGGAGTCCGGTAAAACCAACACTCCTGCGTACACACAGCCCACAACAACATCTGTAGCCCCTGCAGCAAAAACAGAGCCGAAACCCGCTGCTTCTCCCTCAACTCCCGAGCCGAAGCCGGTAAACGGCAAGTATACCAAAAAAGGAAAACCCGTATCGCATTCCGGGAAAGCGTATCAACCCCGCATTTCGGATTATGATGCGTATGATTCTGATGTGTACTGATAACTGGAGGTGTCCAAATGACAAGGCAGGAATTCATCGATAGTATAACGGAGTGGAATGAACTTATCGACTTCTGTAACGATTATGACATCTATTCGTATGTTCAAGATATATACACTGACGATCAAATGGCAGAGCATATCGAATATAATGCCGAGGACTTCATCTGCGAAAACGGCTGGGTGTGTTTCCGTGATTACTTGAATGACATAAGAGAAGGTCATTACTTCTATAAAAAGACAGGCGAGATGGAATTTGAATACATGGATGATAATGATCTTGCACGTCTTAAAAATGAAATCCTTGAAAACGAAGAAGAAATTTTCGACGAAGAGGATGACGAGGAAGAGCCGGAGGCTATAGCAGAGGAAGAAACCTCCGTTGATGCAGAACCAACGCCGGATGAGCCGATCGGAATCGATGCACTTTTCTCAGAATGCAGTGCGGTGTTCCAGAGCGCACAGCAGGAGATTGACCGCCGAAACGAGGAAGCCAGAGCAAGAGAATCCGCCGCTGCAGAAGAAGCAAAGAAACGGTCGGAAGCCGAAGAATCAGAAGACGCTGGTTTCGAAGACTTGCTCCATATGTATTATGAAACCCAGAGCAGATACGCATAAAAGGAGGATTTTGTATGAACCTGAATAAATCTTATGATTTTTTTCAGCCCGAAATGATTGGTGCAAAGATCCATATCATCGGATGCGGCTCCGTCGGATCGACGGTAGCCGAAAATCTCGCACGGTGTGGGGTTAAGAACATGACCCTGTACGATTTCGATACTGTCGAATCCCACAATATCGTAAACCAAATGTATATCGAGCGACAGATCGGTATGCCGAAAGTCGAGGCACTGAAGCAGCTGCTTTGCGAAATCAACAGCGACCTGAATGACACCGTCGAAACCGTCGGCGAGGGTTGGCAGGGTAAGACCCTTTCCGGATACATCTTCCTCTGTGTAGATAATATCGATATCCGCCGTGATTTTGTCGAGAAGCACTTCGATAGCCCGTATGTCAAGGCGGTTTTTGATTTCCGAACCGCACTGACCGATGCGCAGCACTACGCCGCAGATTGGAAAGACCGCAAGATGAAGCAGGATCTTCTGAACTCCATGCAGTTCTCCCATGAAGAAGCCGTCGCGGAAACTCCCGTCTCCGCTTGCGGTACCACACTCGGCGTGGCAACCACAGTACGTGTGATTTGCGCACTCGGTGTCAATAATTTCATCAACTATGTAAAAGGCGAAGGTTTGAAAAAGCTGGTCGTACCCGAAGTATTCAAATTTTTGCTGGACGCATTCTGATAATCTGAAATTTTTTAACTGTAATGCAATGTATCTCATTCGAGATAGCTCCTCGCTTTCAGCAGGAGTAACACTTTGAAGGGACAACGAAGGCCGGCAGCTGCCGGCATCCCCAGGGTCCGACCGCAAAATAAGCCAGAAAATAGAACGGCACACCCAAAGAAATAAAATAAACCCACAAACACAACTCGAAACAACCAAAAAAAAACCCGACCTTCAGACATCCCAATCTACCATCAACCAGCTCCACTCACGACGTACGCTTTCAGGAGGCTCTCCAGCGCCTGCAACAACATAAAAAGATTACAGTTATTACGAGGAAGTACATATGACAACCTACATCACATTCAAACAATCCCCGCATTTCCACCAAATGACGTTGGAAGAACTGCTTTTCTCCACAGATGCAAGATCATATATGATCAGCGCTAATACCGCCAACACAAGAACGTATATCACAGAGCATCCGCAGAGAAAACTGCTCGAACAGATCAATGTTGCCGATTTGATCGCAAAGCTCAACGCATTCAACGAAGAAAACGAATGTCTCCATTATGTCGATGATAAGAGAAAGCTGTATCATACATTCCATATTCCAAAAAAATCCGGTGGTTTGCGCCGTATCGACGCACCGAATGACGCTCTTATGGAAGCACTTCGGAATCTCAAGCAGATTTTCGAGGTTGATTTTCATGCGCTTTACCATACAAGTGCATTTGCGTATGTCAAAAACAGAAGCACGATTGACGCAGTAAAGCGGCATCAGCAGAATGAAAGCAAGTGGTTTGCAAAGTATGATCTGTCCGATTTTTTCGGAAGCACAACCCTTGATTTCGTTATGAAGATGCTGTCTATGGTTTTCCCGTTCTCCGAGGTCATGATGTATAAGAGCGGAGAGGAAGCGCTCAGAAAAGCGCTCGATCTTGCGTTCTTAAATGGCGGTCTCCCGCAGGGTACGCCGATTTCTCCGCTGATTACCAACCTCGTTATGATCCCGATCGACTATAAGCTTTCCAATACTCTGCGTGATTTTGATAAACAACACTTTGTTTATACAAGATACGCGGACGATTTTTTGATTTCCAGTAAGTACGACTTCGATCATAAAAAGATCGAATCTTTGATTTCCGATACGCTCCGTGAATTCGGCGCTCCGTTTTCCCTGAAGCCGCAGAAGACACGTTACGGTTCTGCTGCAGGCTCCAACTGGAACCTCGGTGTTATGCTCAACAAGGATAACGAAATCACCGTCGGTCATAAGAAAAAGCGGCAGTTTCAGGCGATGCTGCATCAGTATATCATGGATAAAAAGAATGGCTGCGGCTGGGAATTCCACGATATCATGACGCTGCATGGGTATTATGCATACTACCGCATGGTTGAGGGCGAGACCATTGATAAGATCGTCGCCCATATCGATGAAAAACACGGCGTGAACGTCCTTGATATGATTAAGGCAGACCTGGCCGCGATAGCGAAAGGAGAATATAAATGAAAATTGTAAATTCCGGTGAAACATATGATATCTACGGCGATTCCCTCTGTACATACGACCGACTTCCCACACTCACGTATTACGTGCGGTTCGCTGAAAGAAAGGGTTTCTTCCTTGAGAGAGGTCACGATATGAACGTCGGCGAATCAAAGGTATACGGCGTTCATATGGACAAGGTTCATAAGGTTTTGCGTGCGTTCAATGTGTTCGAGCGTAATCTCGGCGTAATTCTTTCCGGAGACAAGGGTATCGGTAAATCCCTGTTTGTAAGATGCCTGTCTGTTATGGCGGGATTGCAGAGCATCCCGACGATCATCGTAGATACGCATTACAACGGTATCGCCTCGTTCTTGGAAAGCATCGAGCAGGAAGTTCTTGTCGTGTTTGATGAATTTGACAAGACTTTCAATAAGGAAGAATATCAAACAGAATTGCTCGGTCTTTTCGATGGCATCTCCAGCGGAAAGAAGCTGTTCGTAATTACATGCAATATGTATCAAAGATTGAACGAATACCTTCTGAACCGTCCCGGAAGATTCCACTATCACCTCCGATTCAATTATCCGAACCGCGAAGAAATCCAAGAGTATCTTTTGGATAAGGTCGAGGAGCAGTATCACGATCAGATTCCCGGTGTGATTTCGTTTGCTCATAAGATCAGATTGAATTACGACTGTCTGCGTGCGATCGCATTCGAGCTGAACACAGGCATCAATTATAAGGAAGCTTTGCTTGATCTGAATATCTTGAGCGTAGGTCGCTCGCTTGGGTATGAAGTTAAACTACTTTTCGAAAATGGGGTTGTCGCAACTGATACGATCCATATCGATGATGACGACATGGACAATATGTACTGCGCTTATCTTGAAGATCCTGTCTCGAAAAAGAATTGGGTCGACGTAACTTTCTCTTTTTCCGATGCTGTCTTCGGCGAAGACGGAGACGATACGTACATCCCGATCGAAAAGGTTCATATCGGTTTTGACGGTCGGTATGAGGAGCTTACAAAGGCTGTCGAAAATGTTCCCGCAAAGCGCTTGATCCTGAAGCGCGTCTCCGATAAGAGTATTCACTACGCTCTGTAAGTTTGTTTGTGACCGACAGAAATGTCGGTCACAAAAGGATAATTTTATAGGGAGGTTGCTATGGACAACAGAACTATATTTTTTAATGGAAATACTGTTATTATAACAGAAAATGCATACGGAGAAATCTATTTGATTGAAGCAAGGTATATTCAAGATATTGTGGATGATTGGATGGGAGACTGCAACTTTGTTCCGTCGAACGATGCAAAAGTATTCTTTGCAAGTTGGAATAACGAACCTATTAACCCTTATGAATACACAGACTTTGAATCTTTGATTAGATATTTGCAGAGTTTGACAAGATAAAATGAAAGACGATTTTATAGAGGATTTAATTATGTATTACGATGTAGTTTGTAATGTTTACGAAAAAAGCGAAGATGGATTAGATTGCAGAGTCGATTCTCATTTACTTTGTGGTGGATTTGAAACAGAAGACGATGCAATGAAATACATTTATACACACGATTGTACGGAATATAATGATGTTAGGAAAACCAACTTATACGCTTGTGTTGAGATTGAAGGACACGACGAAGACGGAAGCGTTGTAAGCGTAATTACAGTTGGTTAAACAAATAAAAGAGTGATTTGGGTGGTGTTTTTGCACCACAAAAACATCAAGCCTACCATAAATCGTTACGAATACGACATGGCAGGCCTGATGAATGTGTTTGTTTTTAGAAATCGATTCCAAAATCGGTTTCGTCGGATAGACGATCGAAATGATTTACTTCACTTGATGGATGAAAACAGCGGGATTGCAATCGAGTTATTCCATCTCCGGATGTTTCCTCTTTCATACTCCTGTTTGTAGATATACAAGAACTGAGCCATTGTCGGTTTTTGAACCGGCGTTGTGGAATGGTAAAACAGCATTGCGCATTCCGATTCATAATCCTTCCACATAGAATTCAGCATATACCGAAGTGAACGCTCTACTGCTTTCCATTTGCAGTGATCCATTTTGGCAACATCGACATACAGTTCGATAACCTGCATGTTCAGAATATCATCATGCTGAACCACATACCGCATGGCATATTCCATCCGGCGGCTCGACTTTGTCCAGCGTATAACACCCAGGTGAAGCAGCGATAAGTATATCGTTTCTTTGTCGTCTTCTGTCAATTCTCTCATGAGATGCTGTGATCGAAAACAGATGTTTTGGCGTCGCTGATGGTTTCCGTTACACCGTTTCGATGTACGTCTGCACTGAACTCAAGACGGTATGTATGGTACCGATACACATTTTCAACCGTTTCAGTCCAGTGGAAGACAAAGTCATTTACAGACAAATCGTCCCATGAAGCTACTAACACCTCGGAGCCAGTTGTGGCTACCCGATAAAATCGAATGTCGACATTATCAATAGTGTCAGTTTCGGGCAGTGCGTTGATGGTAATCCGTAATTTTGCATCGCCGTTATCATATGCATTTTCCATTGTGACACCCATAGTGTTGATCCACCGTGGCTGTACCGCATATGCAGTCATTGAGAGTGCCATGACAACAAGCAAAAATACAGATATAAGTCTTCGGGTTTTCATTTCGAGACCTCCGTTAAAAAATTTCCGGATAATTACTCCGGTATCTATATAACGGTGTAGATCAAATAATTACTGCATATTATTCCAGTTTTTTAACGTTTTCAGCAATTTTTACTATTTCATGTTCTGGGATGTTACTGTAAATCGCAAAGAAGTGATATCCGTTGTACCAGAAAAGTATATAATTATCGTCAAAATAATTCAAGTGTGCGTCTGTGCCATTAATATCTACAATTGTTGCTACCGTATTTTCGGAGTTGAAACTCATACGGCTGAAATCTTCGTCTGAAATATTGATTAAAATATATTTATCGCCTTGATTGAGTTCATCAAAACGTAGATAGGTTTCTTCTTTCTGCGTTAACTCAAACCTTTCCGGGATATATCCAATCTCATATTCTCTTGTAGTTACAGCAGTACGATTGTTTTTTGTTGTCTCAAACGACACATATTTCTCAAACAAATCTGCAAATACATTTTTCACTTCTGCATTGACCGACGGAACCATAAGAATACCTATCAAGCCCAAATTCAGCATCACAACAAGGACAACCGACGCAATACGAAGAACGGTTCGCGTCAGTTTCCGTTGATCTGCCTTCCCGGCTTTTGCAATCATTTTCCTGATTTTCAGATCTGTTTCAGATGAAATCGTACAGGATTCCGATTCGCTTTTAAGCTTTTCAAAATCTTCCTCAATAACATCTGAAAATGCCTGCTCCAGAATGGCATCGAATACAGCTTCATCTACTTTTCTATTAACCACGATCGTAATTCTCCTGTATCATTTTCCGCAGCACTTGTTTACCCCTGAATATACGCGCATTCACCGACTTCTCCGATAATCCCAACGCCTGTGCGATTTCCCATTCTTTCATGCGCAGTACATATTTCAGTTCACATACTTCTCGGTAGGTATCGCTCATTTTTCGAATGCAGGATTTCAGAAATTCGTATCCTTCTTGGTCGATAATCTTATCAATAACAGTCGGAGAATCTTCGCTCAATATCTGTATATATTCTTCGTCAATGTGAGTATATTTCTGTTCTATGCGGAGAATATCATAAGAACATGAGCGGATGGTCGCCAGTAGGTAAGCCCGTCTCTTTTCCGGACATAATTCTTTCAAAAGATCGATTTTCGGAATCAGCTTTATGAAGGTGTTATGCAGCACATCTTCCGCAAACCGTTCGTTTACCAGCGACCGTGCGTACAGTTTCATATCATTGCTGTATGCTATGTATAACTGTTCGAAGAAGTCTCGGTCGTTCTCATTTTCGATCGCCGACAAATATAACGTCAAAGATATCAAAACTTGCACCTCGCATTGTTTATATAGTCATATTATATCATATATTTCACCAGATGGCAAGTCTTGATTGTTTTTTGGGAGGGAAAACATTTTATGGAAAACAGGAGATGAAACACGATATGTAAAATATAAATCCAAACGGTAAAGAATTAAATATCTGCAATGCATTATATTCTTCGGAATATGCTCCTCGCTGTCAGCGGGAGTAACATTTTGTCAGGACAACCAAGCACCGGCGGGCACGTCGACTTGCATCTTGGTGCCGGCAGCTGAGCTGCGACCTCCCAGTCGCACACCCAAAAACTCATTGCGCTACAACACAACACTGACAAAACACCATCCAACACGAGTCATCCTGCAACAAATAAATCTTATAAAATTAAATCTTATAAAATCAGATCCAACGCGCAGCTTTACTTACAAAGATTGCAGATTACATCATCGGAGTGGCAGTCATACCGCTCCATACGCACCGGTAACTCAGTTTGGCAGAGTATGCGACCTTTAATCGCAGAGTCGGAGGTTCGAATCCTCTTCGGTGCACCATACGGGGAGTTGGCCGAATTGGCAAGGCAGCGGTCTTGAAAACCGCCGATCCGAAAGGTTCTGTGGGTTCGAATCCCACACTCCCCGCCATATGCCGCAGTCGCTCAGAGGTCGAGAGCACCTGCCTTCCAAGCAGGAAACCGCGGGTTCGAATCCCGTCTGCGGCTCCATGCGGGTCGATAGCTCAGTTGGTAAGAGCATCCGGCTCATAACCGGACGGTCTTGGGTTCAAGTCCCAAACGACCCACCACCGACGATAATAGGTAAGTCGAGTTCCATGTTGTGTTTCCCAAGAGTTGTTGTGTGAAAATAGTTTATGTTTCGGTGTTCTCCGTTTCCTATTGACGGAGTGGCACCGATATTTTATTGAATTGGAGGCTTTGTATGAAAGGGACAAGAAGCATTGAAGCGCGTCAGTCCGACTTTATCCGCGAGCTGCTCAAAAAGCAGAAGGAAGCGGAGGATGCACTGGAAAGGGAACGTGCTTCGCACAAACAGGACGTAGCTTTCCTGACCCGGGTAGTAATCGCCGCACTTCTGGATATCCCGGGAAACAGAGTTACTCTTTCAAAATATACCCCGCAAGATGCGGATTTCACGCTTGATGAAAACATCTCCGGTGAGATGATTATCATTCTCGGCAATACCCATTGATTTTTTTATATCAGGAGGATTTTCCAATGAAAGCACTTGTAATCGTTGATATGCAGAATGACTTTGTGACCGGTCCGCTCGGAAGCGCCGAGGCACAGGCGGTGGTTCCACGCATCGTGGATAAACTGCGGTCGCTCTCCGACCTTGATACCGTTGTTCTTCTGACAAAGGACACACATCATGAAAACTACCTCGAAACAGAGGAGGGAAAGCATCTCCCCGTTCCGCACTGTATCGAGGGAACCCACGGATGGAGTATCTGCCGTGATATTTCGCAGGAGGTCGACCATGGCATGTATATTACATACAGTGCGGATGATGTCGTGAAGAGCAGGGTTCTCAAAAATACATTCGGCTCTGTCGAGCTTGCGGAAATTTTGCAAAACATCCATGAAAACCACGGGCTTGAGGAAATCATCTTCGTCGGTGTCTGTACCGGAATCTGTGTGATTTCCAACGTCCTTTTGACAAAGGCGTTTCTGCCCGAAATTCCGATTACCGTAGATGCGTCCTGCTGTGCCTGCGTAACCCCGCAGTCCCATAAGACAGCACTCGATGCAATGCGTCTTTGCCAGATCAATATTGAGGGGGAATAACGATGATCTTAATCAACGGAGAACCTTATACAACAGACGTCTTCCCGGACTCCACAAGGAAGTATACGCTTCTGAAAAACTATGATCCCGGTGTGATAGATGTCACGTGGTGCTTTGATGACGACAGTGAGACGCTCACACTGTATTACATCTGCCGTCATCTGCGCGAAATCGGATGTATTCTCGATCACCTCTGGATGCCCTATGTCCCGAACGCCAGAATGGATCGCGTGAAAACCGATGAGGAAGTGTTCATGCTGAAGTATTTCGCAGAACTGATTAACTACCTCGGATTCAATAGTGTCGTGATTTTGGATCCGCACTCCAATGTAACCCCGGCTCTGATCAGAAACGTCAGGGTTTTGTCTCCGAAGCCGTATATCCAAACTGCGGTCGACGAGATTGATGCGGAGAACCTTGTGTTGTTCTATCCGGACGAGGGCGCAATGAAGCGGTATAGCGAGATGGTAAAGCACCCGTATCTGTTCGGTGTCAAGAACAGAGACTGGAGTACCGGTGTTATCAGAAGCCTTGATGTTATTGGCGATACTTCGCTCGTCCGTGATAATCCCGTTCTGATCGTCGATGATATCTGCTGTCGCGGCGGTACGTTTCTCTCCTCTGCGGTGAAGCTCAGAGAGCTTGGCGCAAGCAAAGTGTACCTGTATGTCACACACTGCGAGAATACCATGCTCGACGGTTTGATTCCGAAGTCCGATCTGATCGATCGTGTATATACAACCGACAGTCTGTTTACAAAACAGCATGAGAAAGTGAGGGTTCTGCAAATTGTTTCACATTAATCCGATGCTCTTAATTGACTTCTATAAAGCCGTACACGCGGAAATGCTTCCCGACGGTATCACAAAGTCAGTGTCGTACTTCACACCTCGTATGAGCCGCGTAAACCGCTGGAATCACATCGTGTTCTTCGGTCTTCAGGCGTTTATCAAAACCTACTTAATCGATTATTTCAACACAGAGTTTTTTGAAAAGCCGTTCGATGAGGTAATCGGTGAATACAGCCGCGTCATGGATGCGGCACTCGGTTCCGATGCTTATAAGATTGGAAAAATCGAGCGTCTTCATAAACTCGGCTATCTTCCGATCGAGATTTTTGCACTACCCGAGGGAACCGAGGTTCCGATGCATGTCCCGATGTTCGGTATTACAAACACACACCCGGACTTTGCGTGGCTCCCGCAGTCTCTGGAATCCCTGATTTCGGCTGAGATGTGGCATCCGATGCTCGCCGCAACCGTCGGCAAGACTTACCGCGATATCGTAAATCACTTCTACAACCTCACCTGCGACGATCATCTTCCGAGAGCAAAGGCGCTCGGCGCGTTCGATTTCCGAGGCGAGGAATGCCTGCAATCGGCAGTCAAAGCCGGCGCCGGCTGGTGTCTGTCGTTTCTGAATACAGCCACTGTTCCGACCGTTCCGTTCCTTGAACAGATGTATAACTGCGACTGCACAAAAGAGCCTGTCGCTTTCGGCTCGCCGAGTACCGAGCACGCTGTCATGTGTTCTAATTATGCTGTCGACGGAGATGAAGAAACGCTTCTGCGCAGACTCCTGACAGAAATCTATCCGAATACGAGTTTTTCCGCCGTCCTCGATTCTTACGATTACTGGAATGTTATCGACAACATCCTCCCGAAGTTGAAGCCGGAAATCATGGCACACAAAGGCTGTATGCTGATGCGCGGCGATTCCGGAGATTGCGTGGAAGTCGTATATAAGACGGTTCTGAAGCTCTGGGAGCAGTTCGGCGGAACGGTCAACTCCAAGGGTTATAAGGTGCTCGACCCGCACGTCAAGGCCATCTACGGCGACAGTATTACGGTTCAGAGATGCGAGCGCATCTATCAGCTCCTTGAGGATGCTGGGTTTGCGGCGTGCAACGTCGCGCTTGGTGTAGGCTCTTTCTCGTTCCAGTGCATCGAGGAAGACGGTGTTCTCAAACCCTTCACCAGAGATACATTCTCGTCCTGTATCAAGGCAACCTACTGTGAGATCAACGGAACGCCGACTCCGATTTTCAAAGACCCCAAGGACGGCGGTTTCAAAAAATCGCAAAAGGGCTGCTGTATTGTGTCAAGAGATACCGCAACGGGTGAGCTTTTCTACACCGACGGGCATGACTTCAACGAGGCAAAAATCGCGTGCTGCACCGGAGTTAATCTACTGCAGACAATTTTTGCAGATGGTGTTCTGATCGAGGAAGCAACACTTTCTGATATCAGAAACAGACTGCACGGAGGAAATTTCTAATGAGTAACTTTGAACCGAAACACACAAAAGACCGTATTGTTACATGGATTCGTGATTGGTTTTCCAAAAACGGACCGGAGTGCCGTGCGGTAATCGGAATTTCCGGCGGTAAGGATTCCACCGTTGTTGCTGCACTCTGTGTGGAAGCGCTCGGCGCAGACAGGGTTTTCGGTGTGCTGATGCCCAATGGTGAGCAGCCAGACATCGACATCGCCGAGTTTGTCGTAAACACACTCGGTATTCATAGCATCACGGTAAACATCGAGGATATCGTGTCGTCCGTATACCAGTCAGTCACCTGCGGCATTTATGATCTATACCGTCAGGGCGGTGACAGATTCAACTTTTCCGAACAAACCCGTATCAATCTTCCTCCGAGAATCAGAATGTCTGTACTGTATGCGATTTCCCAGTCCATCGGCGGGCGTGTAGCCTGTACCTGTAACCTTTCGGAGGAATATATCGGATACTCCACAAGATGGGGCGACAGCGTCGGCGATTTCGCACCGATTGCAGATCTGACAACCGCAGAGGTAATCGAGGTTGGTGAGGCACTCGGACTCCCGCGACTCCTCACAAGAAAGATTCCGATCGACGGCTTGTGCGGAAAGACAGATGAGGAAAATTTCGGATTCACCTACCGTGCTTTGAACGGTGTGATTCGCGGAAACGATTCCGTTGTGTCAGACGAAGACCGTCTCGCAATTAACATCCTGCATAAAACTTCGGAGTTTAAGAGAAACCCGATTCCGTATTTCCATCTGGAGGAATCATGAGCCATATATGCAAAGCCTGCGGGGTATCTACGGAGTATTACGTAAACGGTATGTGCGGCGCATGTTATCGGTATTTCCGCCTCGGCGGTACACAAAATCCGATTCCGCCGCCCGGTACCATCGCATACGATATTCGAGGTATGGTAATTTGTCATATCTGCGGACGTGCTTATAAGCGGCTCGGAAGTCACTCCAGAGAAAGTCATGATATGACAATCGAGGCGTATAAGGAAATGTTCGGCTTGTGCAGAAGCGCAAAAACAACAGAGGAGCTGTATCACCTCCGGATGAGAACACATGCCATCGAAAACAATATGCCCAAACGGCTGGAGGAGGTCGGACGGAACACAAGAATTCAGCCCGGAGACAACAGCTACAGAAAAGATAAACCGGTCAGATTGCAGGAAATTCTCGATAAGAGAAACCGCGGCAATCCGGTTTGATTTATAAAAACGATCTTGGCTCAATTTACAATGAAAATGGACTACTGTATCGTACGGTTTACATATCAGATACTGCAGTCACTCCTCGCGGTTCGCAGGAGTTCGGATGCGACAATCAGGTTCGTTCTGACGAGTTTACGGAGAAGAGAAATCAGGGATTTCTCTTCGCACGTAAACCGCAGAACAGAGAGGCGAACCAGTTCGACCCTTATTCGGATTGTAAATCAGGATCGAAAAAGAAAGGATGATACATATGAGGAAAGTTCTGACGGTGATAAACATTGACGAGGCTTTTGCAGAGGCATATGCCGAAACAAACGGCTTTGAATACCCTGGTCCGGGTGATTACCTTGAGCGGGAATTCAAATGGCTTAATGGCAGCGGTATTACCCTTGATGCATATCTCATTGCTGACGCAGACGACGAGTATGAGCGCGACGCGTATCTTGCATATCTGGCAGAGTGGATTTTTGTACATCCGGATGTGGAGGATACGGAAAGTCCGCTTTCGTACGAGGCATGGAGGATAAGAACGCATATAGATAATGCGTTGATTTCTGAATATACGGCTGCTATCATTGACGTGTTTGAGGATGTACTTACCGAGCACGATATGTATATTCCGGACGATTTCCGGGAAGGAGAGGAAGGCGAGGCTTGTATTTACGGTGATACCTATTATCAGCTGGAAGAAAAAATCAAGAAACTGCTTGGAGGAGTGAGTGCAGATGTTAAAAATCGTTGAGGGAGATATCTTTGAAAGCGGTGCGGATGCCATTCTGCATCAGGTCAACTGTCAGGGCGTAATGGGAAGCGGAGTAGCAAAGCAGGTAAGAGACCGATACCCGTGGGTTTTTGCCGAATACCGCGACATGTGCTTTCCGGCCAAAATTGGTATCAAAAAGACAAGTGATCTTCTGGGACGTATTCAGTCTGTGTATATCAATGAGACACAAAAGATCGTAAATCTGTTCGCGCAGGATCACTTCGGCTATGACGGGAAATGCTACACGGACTACGACAGTCTGAAGGAATGTCTGCGTGTGGTTGATATTCTGTTTGCCGGAAGCACGGTTGCGATCCCTTATCTGATGGGATGCCACAGAGGCGGAGGTGATTGGGAGATTGTCTCCAAGATGATCGAGGATACCCTGCAGGACTGCAATGTTACGCTGTATAAATATACAAAGTAAAGGAGAAATTGTATGAATTATCGTGTTGTCAACGATCGCCGCTATTATAAACTGCTCGATATCGAGACAAAGCTGCATTATACCGGTGTCCGGTATGCACTCTCCAAGACCGATTTTCTGATCTCGATGAAAAGCGATAAGAATAAGCGCAGTGTTTTCTATGTCAGCGAAGACGGTATCGACTATCTTGTACAGTACCTCAAAGAACATAAGCACGGTCAGGATGCGAATATTCTCGAAAGAGTCAAACGGGTGGCCGTACCTATGGAAGAGCCGAGCCTTGATACCGGCACGGTTTCCGAAACCGAATCTGTCGAAACTGCAGAGGAGATGCCTGCCATGGAGGAGATAGCCGTTCCCAATGGCAGCTCACTTTATGCGCTCGAAGACCTTTATAAGACGTTCCTTTACGGAAACGCGCCTGTCCGTATGATCCTCCGTGGTGATGATATCTGGTTTGTCGCATCCGATATCTGCGCAATTCTGGAAATTAAGAACAGCCGTGACGCGATTGAGCGTTTAGAATCCGACGAAAAGGATGTCGCTTTAACCGACACCCCCGGCGGTATTCAAAAAACAACGATCATCAATGAACCCGGACTTTATACCATCGTCCTCTCAAGCCGTAAGCGCGAAGCAAAGAACTTCAAGCGCTGGGTTACACACGACGTCATTCCGACCATCCGGAATACCGGCGGTTATATGCACAACCCGGATCAGATGCTCGACCATTATTTCTCCCATCTGGATGATGCTACAAAGACGGTTGTACGCGAGGCTTTTCAAACCATCGACACCATGCAGCGTGAAAATACCGCACTCAAAGCCGCAAACCGTGCAATGGCGCGTGATATTCAGACATGGGATAGCCGCGCCGTTGTAACCTCGCTTGTCCGTAAGCTTTCGTCCGCCCGGTATGGAGGGAACTTCCAGCTCGGATGGGGAAAGTTCTATAAAGAACTCCGGTATAAGAGCAATATCGGTCTTGCACAGAGAGAACCGCTCGGTGTTCCGCTGATGGATAAGGTGCTTGACGAAGAGTGGCCGATACTGATTTCTGTCGCGGCTGCCATGTGCGAGGATGTCGGCATCGATGTTGCCGAAACCATCAATGAAATCAACTCCGAACGTGTGACGGTTTAAGAAAGGGGGAGTGAGATTTGCCGATACGCGGAGTGATTCTGATCCTGCTGATTGGATGCCTTGTTGCATTCGTCTTCAGACGCAGGATTTACCATGAGACCCAGAAGTTCCTCGCGTCTGACGAGGAGTATGACAAAAATGCAAAGAATGAAAAGGAGAATGAAAATGAATAAGTTTATCGCGGCGCTTGTCGCAGTTGCAGTCCTGTGTGTCGGATTCCTGATCGGATATAACGTAACGCACGAAACAATTCCCGCAGGCTATGTCGGTTATGTGTACGACAGAAATGCAAGCCAGTCGGATAATGTCATCCCCGGAACCTCCGTCATCAATGCGGAACGCACCGGCAGAATTATGATCAATCCGATTACACAGAATGTTCTTACATACCCGACCACCATCGTTTCCAAGAACTGGACGGGGCTTGCAGAAGGCGACAATAAAAAGGATATGTCCATGCAGATCGCGTCACAGGAAGGTAAGAATATCGATGCGGATATTTATATCTCTGTCCGTCCGATCGATATTGCAAAAATCATCAAGTCATTCGGGACAAAGTCGTTTGATTCCATTATCGACAACGATATTTACGGCCTGACCAAGGGTAAATTATCCACGGTTTCCCAGAAATATTCCGTTTATGATGTGCAGTCATCCAGATCCGAAATCCAGAATGAGGTTTTTGAAATCCTTTCTGGAAATCTTGAGGACGTATACGGTGTTGAATTGATCCGATTTGAAATCGGTACGCTGATTCTTCCGACCGATATTCAGACAAAGATTGACCAGAAAACGCAGGCACAGAACGAAGTCGAGCTTGCAAAGCTGGAGCGTGAAAAGCAGGATGAGGTTAACCAGCAGATTGTCGATCAGCAGAAGGCGCAGTCTGAAAAAGAACTGATTCAGAGACAGACAGAAGCGGATGCGGCGGCGTACGAAAAGACGAGAGCGGCAGAAGCAGATCTTGCAGCGCAGGAAGCAAAACTGGAAATCGCAAAACTTCAGGTAGAGCAGGCGAAGCTTGAGAAAGAAGCGGAACTTGAAAAGCAAAAGGCATACACACAGTCCTATTTCAAGGATAAGGAACTTGATGTTCAGCTCGCGGCGGTAAAAGCGATCAATCCGTCTATCCAGACCATCGTCACGTCCGGTGACGGTGAAGGCTACAGCGCAATCGTAGGTCTTGATAAGATCCTTGACACGCTGAACGGAGAGAATTCCGCCAAGTAAAATTTGAAAAATAGAGGGTGAAAAACCGTTGCGCCGCATCGTGTTTCGCCCTCTTGCAACATCTTATATCATTGCATAATACAGGAGGTTTTCGATATGGATAACGAGGTAAACGCCTTTATAGAGCGGTTTCACGAGTCAAGAGATGTGGACATCGTCTTTACAAAAGGCTGCTGTTATTGGTTTTCTAATATTTTACATATAAGATTTCCCGAAAGCACGATCATGTATGACCCTGTCGCAAATCATTTCGTTACAAAAATCGGAGACCGCCTGTTTGATATCACGGGAGATGTGACAGATGTATACCGGACAGAGCCGTGGGATACGTTCTCGGACTCTCTGGAACGCGAGCGCATCATCCGTGATTGTATCATGTTTTGAAATTGGAGGAAGAATTTGAGAGTTTTACTGTTGCTCAGAGGCTCCGCAGGGTGCGGAAAATCCACATGGATTGAACAGAACGGGCTGAAACCCTACACTTTGTCATCGGACGATATCCGTCTGATGTACTGTGCGCCGGAAATGAATGCTGCCGGCGATACGCAGATCTCCCAGCATTGCGACCGTGCTGTCTGGGATACGCTGTTCCATATTCTGGAATCCAGAATGGAACGTGGTGAGTTTACCGTCATCGATGCCTGTAACTCCAAAACCTCGGAGCTGACCCGCTACCGTGATCTTTGCGCCGAGTACCGATACCGGATCTACTGCGTTGATTTTACGGATGTCCCGATTGAGGAAACCAAGCGCCGCAACCGGATGCGCCCTGCCTATAAACAGGTTCCAGACGAGGCAATCGATAAGATGTACGCCAGATTTGAAACGCAGGGTATCCCGAGCCGGATCACAGTAATCAAGCCGGATGAGCTGGATACCATCTGGTATAAAAAGAGCCGTGTGCAGTATCGCAAAATCCATGTCATCGGTGATGTGCACGGATGCAATACCGCACTACAGACATACCTCTCCGCTCATGGCGGTATCAAGGATAATGAGCTGTATATCTTTGTGGGCGACTACATTGACCGCGGTATCGAAAACGCAGATACACTGGAATTCCTTCTGTCGATTTATCAAAAGCCCAACGTCATGCTGCTGGAGGGCAACCATGAGCGCCGCCTTTGGGAGTGGGCAAACGATGTCGTAACGGACTCTGTGGAATTTGAAACACAAACCGTATCGGACTTCCGTAAGAAGGGGATTGATAAGTCTGCTGTACGGCAACTCTACAGAAAATTCTGTCAGTGTGCTTATTTTGCATACGGTGATAAAACGTATTTCATCTCCCATGGCGGCATCAGCAAAATTCCCGATAATTTAACCCTGATGTCAACCAAGCAGCTGATTCGCGGTACCGGCGGCTATTCCGAGTCCGTGGCGGCGGATGCGGCGTTTGCCAAATACGCCGAAACATCCGGTGATTACACCGTGCAGATTCACGGTCACAGAAATTCGTCGCATGAGGATGTGCGGATTAACAAGTATGCGTACAATCTTGAGGGCGGTGTCGAGTTCGGAGGCTGCCTGCGCTGTCTGCAGATCGATGAATACGGCGAGATCACAGTTTTTGAAACCAAAAACGAGATCGTCTCCCAGCGGTATGTCAAAACTACAGAAGAAGATAAAGCGTGTGAACAGCTCGATGCCGATCTTGGAAAAATCATCATCGAAATGCGCAAAAACAGCCTTATCAAAGAGTCGAATTTCGGCGATGTGTCCAGTTTTAACTTCACAAAACGAGCATTTTATGATAAAGCATGGGACGATATGACCATGCGTGCAAGAGGTCTTTATATCAATGTTCCAAAAACAAAGGTTGTCGCCCGTGCGTATGAGAAATTCTTCAATATCAACGAGCGCCCGGAAACCAAGCTGGATGTCCTGATGCATACGCTGTCCTTTCCGGTTCGCGCTTATGTCAAGGAGAACGGATTCCTCGGTATCGTTTCCTATAACGAGGAGGATGACTCGCTGTTCATCACGACAAAATCCGCACCGAACGGTCCGATGGCAGAGATCCTGCGCGATATGCTCTATAAGACGGTTTCTGGTGAAATCCTTGATGAAATCAAGGCGTTTGTCAAAGCAAATGATGTTTCCATGGTTTTTGAGTGTATCGACATGGAGCGTGACCCGCATATCATTGAGTATCCGGAAAGCAAGCTCGTCCTGCTCGATATTATTAAAAACAGTATGCGCTTTGAAAAGCTGCCGTATGAGGATGTTCAAAAATACGCCGCAGCATTCCGCCTCCCGTGCAAGGAGTTTGCGTATGTCATCGAGGACAGTCAGGAGTTCTACGACTGGTACCGCATGGTGCTTGAAGAAGACTATACATACAATGGCCGCAGAATCGAGGGCTTCGTCATCGAAGATCAGCGCGGTATGCAGGTAAAGCTGAAGCTTGCGTACTACAATTTCTGGAAATTCATGAGAGGTCTTTCTTATGAAATTCTCAAATGCGGCAGCATCGACGGAAAAAAGACAGCCGCGCTTACCACGCCGCTTGCTAACCATTACTATGCATGGATTCAGACGCAGTATAATCCGGAAACAAGACTTGAAAACCCGGAGAATATCTGCTCTCTGCGCAGAAGATTTTTTGCATCGGAGGACGGTGCAAAATTCGCTGATAAAAAAGGAGAAACTACATGAACTTAAAGGAAGCATTTCGATACCAGACTTATCTTGATACCCTCATGAACGGCTGTCAGTTATACATTACCACACCCGATCACTGTCTGAAAACCACGGAATTCCATCATAAATCCGTAAGAAATCCGGACGCCGCAGACGAAGAAAAGGTAGTGGAGAAAGAAAATCCGTACCATATCTCAGATGTCATCGCGTTCGCACAGTGGCTGATTGAGCAGAAGATAACGCTGACCGAGGCGATTTCCATCGCAAAATCCTATCTTCCGCATAATGTCGACGCGCTCGTCGAGTCCAATAAGTTCAGACAGCGGATCGCAGGATCCATGAACGCCATGCTTGGGCAGTTAAAGGCACGGAAAGTGACTACCCATCGTCAGGATTACAAATTCAACGCCGAGGGAAACCAAATGGCGTATAATTACGACGTCGATATTGTAAACGAGGAGCTGTTTGACCGCTCTGTTGTTAAGCGAATGGTTATCCAGATGATGGCAGCCGCTGATGAGACGTCCGCGGAGATCGATTCTATCATGGTAAATACCGATGTCCTCTATGCACCGAGACTGAGTGTAAACGGTACATTTGAGGATGCCATGGATGCCTATCTGACATTCAGCAAAGACGAAACCTGACAGACAGAGAGCATTGCAGCTCTCTGTTTCGGGTGAAATTTTCAAGTGTGATTCCGGATTCTGTATGATTTTCATACATCCCGATGATAAACGGCAGCACAATCTGACTCAACCTGTCCTCCTCCCCTGACAGAAATCAGAAAGTGTTCTGTGTATCGTCAAAAAAACTAAAAGATCGATGTTCGCCCCCGTCCGCAAGTTTGCATGCAGATGGTTGCGTTCGGATCATGAGATAAAAAGATTCTATACTATTCAATATAGTACTTAATGCCGCTGCGCTACACACAATTCTCAAGCCACTCTTCATTATCTCGCTTCAACATCATTCAAAAGTTCGACAAGCGCTTCGCCAACAATCTATTAAAGACAAGCAGCTTGAAATGCTTTCTTGAAAAACAGCATTAACAGACAATTTGTATTCCGGATAATATAAGAGATTTTCACCTGAAACAGAGAGCTGCACAAAGAAAGGATGATCTTTATCAAAAAGCATCACAAGATTTTTATTACCGGCGACTGCCACGCCGATTTCCGAAAGTTTTCAACCGAGAATTTTCCGGAACAGATAAATATGACACGCGACGACTTTGTCATTGTATGCGGGGATTTCGGAATCTGGCATGATACCGCGTCAGAGCGCTGGTGGTTCGATTGGCTTTCGGAAAAGCCGTTTACCGTGCTGTTCGTTGACGGCAACCATGAAAACTTCGACCGTCTGATGGGCGGAGAATTCGAAGTTGTTGATTTCCACGGCGGAAAGGCGCACAAGATCCGCGAGAATATATACCATCTGATGCGCGGTTATGTATTCGAGCTTTGCGGAAAGCACTTCTTTGCGTTCGGAGGTGCACAGAGCCATGATATTGGAGACGGGATCGTCAATGAATCCGATTATCCGACGCACCGCGATTTCCTGAATGCCATCAGACGAATGACGGATCAGGGAAAGATGTTCCGTATTAACCATCTCTCATGGTGGAAGGAGGAAATGCCGTCCGGCGAGGAGTACAGCACCGGAGATCAGAGCCTGCAGGCGTGCGGATGGAACGTGGATTATATCATTACGCACTGCGCACCGACTCGCTTTCTCCGGGATATTTCGGATGACTATGAGCCGGACGAATTGACAACCTATCTTGATGTGATTGAGAAAAACACCAAGTATAAGGGATGGTTCTGCGGTCATTACCATCAGAACAGAAGCATCAGTAAAAAATTCCATATCTTATACCATACAATCGAGGCGGTGATGTGAGCTGTGAACATTAAGATTTCACAAGGAAATTCCAAATTGGGTTCGATCCCAAGCGTCTCATTACCTGCAGGTGTAACCTGTACGCAAGGCTGCGAATGCGGTGTCAAGTGTTACGCCAAGAAGCTGGAGCGTCTGCGTCCGGCCGTCCGGGCGGCGTACGCACGGAACCTCAGCGTTCTGCATGAGAATCCGGATACATATTGGAGAGAGGTCGAGGCATCAATTATGATGTCTCGCTTTTTCCGTTTTCACGTCTCCGGTGATATCCCGGACGATACATATTTTGCGCAAATGATCGATGTCGCAAGCCGCAATTCACACTGTCAGATTCTTTGCTTTACGAAAAAGTACGATATTGTCAACAGATACATCAGTCATGGAATTCGCACGGACGTCAGCGACGTGATTCCTGATAATTTGCAGGTGGTTTTCAGCGTCTGGAGAAACTTCCCGTGCCATAATCCGTTTGCGTTGCCGCAGGCACACGTCAGATACCGCGACGGAACCACAACCGCACCGAACGGCGCGAGGGAGTGCGGCGGCAACTGCTCGGAATGCGCGGTCACGGACGGCGGCTGCTGGTCGCTCGGACTTGGCGAGCACGTGGTATTCAACGAGCATTAACTCCAATAAGAAAGGACAAATATATGTATTACAGATGCCTTGCACTCATCGGTATGATGATGGTTTATCTGACCGTGCTTTTTTCCGGTGCTGTGGTCTACGCTTTAGGATGTTTTATTTGGAATTTTTGTCATAAGAAGGAGCGCGATTTATGATCGAGATATTTGTAGTATTCATCGTTTTAGTTCCGCTGTTTTTCGGATTGTTTTGTACTGCGATTGGTTTGTGCTATATCATCGGATACGCGACAGCGAAAGCGGTGGATTATATGGAGAACAGACTTAGAGAATACTACGCACAAGCAATCAAAAACAGAGAAGAAAAGAGAAAATCGAAGGGGAAAATTGACAAATGGCATACATAGACCGGTATTTTTCGTGCATAAAAGAGCAGTTTGATTTGCTTGAAACGATTGTAAATTCAGCCGAGCGCGGCGATCTTTCCGGAATTATTCCATGCAAAAGAGCATCAGGATGTGACAGCTATCAGGGAGCCTCGCCTCTTAGAAGAAAGGTCGACGAGCTGCTGGAAAAATACGAGGACGTGATCAATATCTCTGCAAAGTATACAGAGCACGACGACAGCAGGGAGAAACTGATTTTTCTGCCGTTGTCGATCGGTGATCCTGTGTATAAGATTGATAAGTATGAAATTGTTTATACACCAAACGAAAATCCCACATGGAAACGGGTGCTGCAACCTCATATCGAGGAACTTTTTGTCACAAACCTGATGATTTCGCAAAATAAAAAGGGCGAATGGACGAAAAAGTACAGAGCGTGTAATGGAGTAATTCGTTGCGACTTTTCGTTTGATGATATCGGGCGTGCGGTTTTTACCACAGAGTACGATGCGGAATATGCAATAGAGGAGATGAAAAAGAATGAGTTATCACGCAACCTTTCAGCTTCAGATTCTGAATAAAGATGAGCTTGAAAAAGAAACCATCGACAGAATCAAAGAAGAAATCGAGAACTTAAACATATTTGAACAGTATTATGATGATGTATGGTCTGCCTGTAGCATGAGTTGGACGTATTGCGTTGAAGATATGTGTGATATTTCGGCGAAAATTCCTGAGGCAATTTTCCATCTGAGTGTATATGGCGAAGATTCATACGAGGATATCTGGGACGCATATTTTCTCGGAGGGAAATATCAGATTGTCATAGCGGAGATTGTTCGTGGGGAATTCGACCCGGAAAAATTATTCGATCCGAAGGAGCAAAATAATGGAAGTGTTAAATGATCATAGAACCGTTGTTGTCAATCTCTTTGGTGTCCCGGGAGCCGGGAAGTCAACGGGCGCGGCATACATTTTCAGTAAGCTGAAGATGCTTGGATATGACGCAGAGCTGGTGACAGAATTTGCAAAAGATAAGGTTTGGGAAGAGAGTGTCGAGGTTTTCAAGAACCAGGCATACATCTTTGGAAAACAGTATTTCCGAATGACACGATGTGCGGAAAAAGTAAATCTCATTATAACAGACAGCCCACTTCTTCTTTGCAGATTTTATAACAGATCGGAGACACTCGGAGATACATTTAACGCTCTTGTTACAAAAGTTTTTCATTCATTTGAAAATGTGAACTTCTTAATCAACCGTGTAAAGAAATATAACCCATCGGGAAGATTCCAGAATGAAGAGCAGAGTGATGCGCTTGCCGCTCCGATGAAGGAGTTGTTGCGATCGTCTGGGGTGGAATATACAGAGGTTGATGGATGTGAGGACGGATATAACGAAATCGTCAGTACTATTGTAAATTATTTATCTTAAAGGAGGTCGAACCGCTTTGATTTACGTGTGCGATGCCATTATGGGTTCCGGCAAATCCAGTGCTGCCATTCAGTATATGAATGACCACCAAAACGAAAAATTCATTTACGTGACACCGTATCTTGAAGAAGACGACCGTATTAAAGAGAATTGTCCGGCGTTACATTTTGTCAAGCCGAGCGCGGCCTACAGCAAATATAACCACAAGAAAATACAGCATACGGCCGCGTTGATCAAGCAGGGAAAAAATATCGCTACGACACATCAGGCGTTTGGTCTGTATACCGACCAAATGTTAGACGATATCAGAGAGCATGGGTATAACCTGATTATCGATGAAGCTATCAGTATTTTTGCGAAGTGTGAATTCAACGTCGGTGATATTCAAACGCTTGCTGAGTCCGGGTATATTCGAAAAGATGAAAACGGCTCATATATTGCAACCGGAAAAGAATATACCGGATCGAGACTGCGTGATGCGGTGTGTATGGTTCAATCCAAAAATTTAGTTCGTGTGCGGGATTATAAAAGCCTGTATTATTGGGAGATGCCCATCGAGCTGATAAAATCGTTTCAGAATGTTTTCATATTGACATATTTATTTGAAGGACAGAGTATGTGTTATCATCTGAAGATACACAACATTGAGTATACGTATATTCATGTTCAGAAAGATAACGGTTGTTACAGATTCAGTTCCGACAATAAGTATATTCCAGAATACGTTCAGAATATCAAAAGCAAGATCCATATTCTCGATCATGAATATTTGAATCAGGCAGATCTTGATTGGAGATCGCAGAAGCATAGCGAAAAGGCTTTGTCAAAAGGATGGTTTGAATCAACAAAAAACGAAGAACGCATTCAGGAACTCAAAGACGATCTGCATATGCTGTTCAATAAGTTATGGCCGGAAGCAACCGCGAAAAATTCAATGTGGGGTACATTCAAAACAGCGGAACGTAAGCTGCGCGGTAAGGGATATTCCAACGGTTTTGTCGTTTTCAATGAGAGGGCGACCAATAAATACAGAAATAAAAAATATCTCGCTTATCTTGCAAACATCTTCATGAATGTACCGGAAAAATTGCATTACCAGAGTTCTGGTCTTTATGTAAATGAAGATGCCTACGCCCTTTCTGTACTCGTTCAATGGATTTGGCGCTCCGCCATTCGAGACGGTGAGGAAATCTGGCTTTACCTCCCGAGTATCCGTATGCGGAGACTTCTCACGGAATGGATGGACAGACTGGAGAGCGGACAGACACAGTGAAAAACAGAACCGGTCAAGACTCTCAACGATGCTCAAACCGACCGGACTTTCAGGAGAGGCTGGTTCCAGTCTCTCCTATTAAATTAACACCTAAGAGGAGATATAAAGTTTTGTTAAACAGATTTCAAAATGGGACAATCGTGGATTTTCAGGCCGGTGAAGATCTGGAAAATAACGATCTTTACATTGTAGATCCGGAAACGAGGAAAATTCGTAAACCGAGGGACTGTGATGAGTGGCTGACATGTCAGTTGGTTTATGTAAATAACGTAGCTCCATACGGTGACAATATCATTATAAAGGATGAGTGGTGCCGCTGTTGGATTGGATATCTGGTGATATAAATGCTCTGGATTGCAGAAATGATAAAAAGAGCAAGATGTGCTCATGTAAGATTGTAAATGATGAGGTGAAGTTTTGATTAGGAAAATAAATAGAATGATCTCCATACTGCTGGTGGTGGGTTTCACAATTACGCTTGTCGGCTGTGCTTCCGTCATCAGTGTCGAGTACGAAGATGTAAGTGTAACCATCGTGGATGAATATCACAGAGGTGCGTGGGCACAACCTGTTTTTATCGGAAAAATAATAACCGTTGTTAGACATCCTGCTACATGGCAAATCACCGTCGAGTATAATGGTGTTGAATATACGGTTAGTGGCAGCGATACATACAATAAGTATAAAGATAAGATTGGTCAGACCGTAATTGGCGAATTAGAAACAAAGACTTACGATGACGGCACGAAAAAATACGATATTGTGTCTCTGAAATGATAACTATAATGGTTTTTGAGGTTAACATATGAACACATTTTCTGGAAAGATTCTATGCTGGATTAACTATTATAGAAATAGAAATCATCATATGAGAAACTTTTTATCTCCGCAAGATTTTGGTGCATATTGTGGCATTCAAGATAAATGGTGGTATATTTAACAATTATAAAAAGCGTATTTTTTGAGGTAGATTATGTACTTTATTAAAGACGATGTGAGATTAAAAAATCTGGAGAAATACGGATTCAAAATTGGCAGAGAAATTCCCGATAACGAAAGATGCATTTGTAATGATTCTGAAAGAGATGATTATTGGTTGATTCCAATGAATCCCGATGAGCCTGAGAAAGTTTACTATGCAGATGCTGATTTTGACCAGCCCATTTGGAGTATCCATATTCAGAGCAGTAGAAGAATGTGGATTGAGTGTGTTCCCAGTTGTACTTATCATATTGATAACATGGATATGGATAAAATGTTCTTTGTTCTTAAGTGTATGATTGAAGACGGTCTTATTACAGATGATTATATAGGTTAAAAGCATATTTTATTAGGTAAAGATATGGAACTTGTTTATTTTGAACTAAATGATTGGTTTGCTGGCAGTGACTATCCAAATGATGAACCTTTTCTTTCTTGGATGGCAAGATACTTGTTTAGAGATGAAGATTGGGTAAAAGAAAACAAATTGGTAGTTGTGGAATCTCATGTTGATATGTCTCTAAATTATTGTATTACAGCTACGAAAGAATGGGTGCAGCAAAATTGTTCTGAGTTGTTAACTAAGTATAGTCAATTTGTTAGATATGGCGAAGAAGATGACGAGCTGCCTGAAGGAAGATTTGGATGTCCATTTTTAGAATATAATGAAGATAATATAGGCTGGCATTATGCCGAAGAAAAGGAAGATGGCTTTTTGTTATGAAAAACCAACAGATTTTTGTCACAGACATTTGGTTGCTAAATGGCTTCGTGAGAATGGTTTCAAGTGCGAAGAGTTGCAATTTTGAGAGGAGGTGTGGGATCCGTGGTTACAAAAGAATATCAGTTTCCCAAAATAACCGAAGAGATGCACAATAAGATAGCTGTCTGGTATGAAACGCACAATGACGGCAAGTGCGCAACAGGTTATCACGGAGCCATCGGCGGAGACGTCGTGTTTGAAATTGTATCAACAAGCATCGGTGACTTTTTGACCGTGAAATGCTCCTGTGGTGCATCCATTCACTTTGAAGAATTATAAAAGGAGTTCGTATGAAAAGATCTATATTGTTTTTCATCACGGTATGTATTTGTTTTTCCGTCCTCGGATGCGATATGAAAAAGGATATTCTGAATGAGGAAATCCAAACCCTCGAAGGGCAGATTGCCGCACTGCAGTCGGAAAAGAAACAGATTGAACAGGACATTCAAAATCTGAAGGGCGTAAAAGTCGAAATGGGTATCGCCAAATATATCGTAACATTTGAAATCAAGCAGAAGCATTATAATCTGAGTCTTGGGGAATATTTCAAAGATCAGATGAATGCGTTCACAATTCAAATTCCCGTAGACAAAGAGTTTTACGACAGCGTTGCGATTGGCGACGTGATTACCAATAAGTTCAGAGTAGGCTCATGGGTTTTATACGGTTCATTCGGCGGTTGGAATATTACCGTAGATGATAAATACATCCAGTAATCAATCAGAACAAGAAAGGAATAGCAGACATGAAAGTTTCGGAAATGATCAAAAACCTCCGGAAGTTCGAAGAGGAACACGGCGATCTCGATTGCTACTACGGCATCGACGACGAGGGTAACGCTTTCTACGAAGTGTTCTTCGCGCCTTCGCTGTACTACATCGATTCATTCGGCGAGATTTTTCACTACGACCCGAGTGACAGCGAATATACGGAAGAAGAAGTGGCATCCTTTGAGAAAATCTGTGTTGTGAATTAACACGGTTTTTCCAAAATTCTCCAAAACGATTGAAATATACAGAAAGGTGTGGTATAATTATTAAAAATCAAAAGGTGGTATTACGGCAATGAGTGAAGAAGTACGTAGCCCGCAGGACGAGCTTTCCGACGAACTGAGTGAGATTGCGGAAATATACGATAATTACCTGAAAGCGTTTTCGGAAAGCGACACAGAACTCGATGTGCGGCAGATGGAAAAATTGCAGTTCTGCGAGTCTGTCATGAGAAAGATCACACACGGAGATAACGTGGAAATCCATACGGAAACATCCCCGGATTTTCCTGATGGATCTGTTATTATCAGAGGAAATAATCTTCGCTTTACAAATCCGGAGTGGTTTTCCCGTGCGGCGCAGTTCTCTGACGAATTTGAAGTTGAAGCGCTCGCAGATAATGCTGTTCGTATGGAATTTGTTTTCCGTGATGTGTATAAAGAGACGGAGGCATAAAGAGTGCTGAATATATTCGAACAGGCGGTTAATACGGTGCATATGTATGCCGCCATCAAACATATTAACAGAAAGTCCACACTCGAAGTAAGCGACCGTTTTCTTCTCACCTGTAAGGAAATTTCAGACTTCGCTCGAAAAAACGATGTAGAGCAGTGCTTTTTCAGCGTGAATCCGAAAACAAGTTCTCTGGTTATTCAGATGCATATGTTTGAAATGTATGCAAAGAGAGGGAGGACGGATTTGTTCTTCAACATCATCAGAGAAACAAGCGAATTTGTTTTCAGAAAAATTGACGGTGAAACCATTTGCCTGGAACTTTCTTTCCCGTTCCAGTGGATCTGAACATAATAATAAACCAAGCTGTCGTGCTTTTCAGTACGGCAGTTTTTCTATTCTGTGGAGGTTATATGAAAGTAAAGGATTTTTTACAGTACATAAAAGATAACGATATTTCAGAGGATGCCGATATTCTGATCGAGGCAGACTACGCGCAGAGTGAGGAGTTCGCAAACCATCTGATTGTATCCCGCTCTCCGGCAGGCTATCACCCGGACTCTATGATTTTTGAGTTTGATGGATACGAGCGCGTATACGACGATGACGCATTGAATGCGTACGATCGGGACGCCGCCATCACATCGGTTCTGATCTCGTCTCTTTGAGGAGGAATGCTTATGAGGTGGCACAACCCGCAAAGAGGAGATTACAGAATCATCGTAACATTTCTGCTTTTGCCAAGAACCATAGATGAGGAAACACGGTGGCTTGAGGTTTGTTATATCAAACAAAGATACAGCGGCTGGTCATGGGATGACTGGTCGTTTGTCGAAAAGTGTGATTACGAAAATTATAAGAAAACAAGGGAGGCGTGAGTATGACAGAGCGTTTAATTTCTCTGCTCCGGGAGAAAAACATGAAGATCGCAACAGCAGAGTCGTGTACCGGCGGTCTTCTTGCATCCAAGCTCACATCCGTTCCCGGCGCGTCCCGGGTTTTTGAGTACGGGTTTGTTACATATTCCGAGGGCGCAAAGCAGAAGCTGATCGGTGTAAATGAGGAGACACTCCGCCGGCATTCCGTATACTCGTCCGCCGTCGCCGAGGAAATGGCAGTAGGATGTATGGAGGCGGCAGGCGCCGATGTCGGTATCGGTATCACAGGCGTCGCCGGAACCGAGCCGGAGATCGTCATGGTTGACGGCGTCCCGACCACAGTTGATCCCGGTACTGTGTATATTGCATGCTGCTGTAAGCGAGATGGATGTACGACAGTGAAAGTACAGCGATTCATGAAGAGCGCCTGCGCACGCATCGGTGACGGTTTCAGGGAAATCATCAGAGAAAATGCATCCGACTTTGCGATCGAAATCGCAATCGAGGAGATTGAGAGGTGTACCAATGACACAAAGTCTTGACGACAGAATGAAACAGTATGAGTATGTCACACGGACATACTTGACAAGAAAAATCCCGGCGATCATCCGTATCGACGGTAAGGCATTTCGTACCTTCACCCGTGGCTTTCAGAAGCCGTTTGACAGGGTTTTCATGACGGCAATGCAGATGACTATGAAGTCGCTTTGCGAGCAAATCCAGGGCTGTGTGTTCGGTTATACACAGTCTGATGAGATCACGCTCGTTCTGACGGATTACGCAAACGAAGAAACAGACGCATGGTTTGGCTATAACATCCAGAAGATGGCAAGTATCGCAGCATCCATGGCAACGATGTATTTCAACAAACACTTCAAGGATGCTGTCTCTCTCTGGCGATCGGAGAACGCCGAAACAGCGTCCGAGAACGGAGATTACCTGACAGCGCTTTGTAAGAGATATGACTGTGCCATGTTTGATGCAAGGGTTTTCAGCCTTCCGAAAGAGGAGGTTTGCAACTGTCTGATCTGGCGTCAGCGTGATGCGGTCCGCAACAGCGTGCAGGCAGTCGGCCAGGCGTATTTCAGCGCAAAGCAAATGGAAGGAAAATCCAACGCCGAGGTAAAAGAAATGCTTTCCAGAGAACACGGCGTTGAGTGGGAGCGGTTTTTCAATGACTGCAAAAGAGGTGCGTGCTGCCGGAGAGAGGTAAGACGGGTGGAGATGGATAATCCGAGATGTCCCGGCATGAGAATCACGGTTGAGCGCAGCGTGTGGGTGATCGACCGTGACACACCGCTATTCTCGGAGTGCAGAGCTTATGTGGAAGGGAGACTGTAAGGTATGAATAAGAATAAGATTTTTTATATCGCCGATCTGCATTTCGGACATAAGAACATTATCCGATATGATAACAGACCGTTTTCCACAGTGGAGGAAATGGATCAGGCGCTGATCGAAAACTGGAATGCGCGTGTCTCGAATAACGATGAGGTATACGTACTCGGTGATATCGGATGGTATGACGACAATAAGCTCGCAGAAATTTTCTCTGGATTAAACGGCATCAAAACATTGATTCGCGGCAATCACGACAGAGGTGCAACACCGATTCTGTACAGAGCGCACTGCTTCGACGCATATAAGGATTATCTTGAAATTGAGGATAACGGAACCAGGGTCATCATGTCTCATTACCCGATTCCGTTCTGGAACGGGCAGTTCCGTAATTCCGTGCATCTGTACGGTCATGTGCATAATTCTCATCAGTGGAATTATATGGAGAATATCAGACGTGAGCTTTCCGAACTGCAGGATATTCCGATGCGGATGTATAATGTCGGATGTATGATGCCGTATATGAATTACACACCGATGACACTTAACGAAGTCATCGCCGGTTATAATGCCTATAAGGAGACAAATGTGTGATATATCTTGACAACGCCGCGACTACGCAGATACATCCGAAGGTGTTAAAAGCCATGCTTCCGTTTTTGCTGGAGCAGTACGGGAATGCAGGCACAAAATACCGTCTCGGCCGTGATGCGGCAGATGGTATCCGCCGAGCCAGAGAACACGTGGCACAGTTTTTGAACTGTGAGCCGGAACAGATCATCTTCACATCCGGCGGAACCGAGGCAAATAACCTTGCACTCGCAGGGTCTTATGATTACCTTGCATCAAACGGAAAAAGCACCATTATGTCGTCACATGAGGAGCACGACTCCGTTCTGAGGACACTCGATTATCTCGCAGAAAAACGAGGCGCGACCATACTGTACAGACATATCCACAATGACGGTATTCCAACACCGGAGTCCTTGCAGAACGTCGGCCTTGCTTCGTTTATGTATGTCAATAACGAAACAGGAGATGAAACCGACGTTGAGATGATCGGGCATTACTGCAAGCAGCTCGGTGTGCTTTTTCATACCGACTGCACCCAGGCAGCAGCTTCGAAACGGCTTGATGTCAATCAGATCGGATGTGATCTTTTGACCATCTCCTCTCATAAGATTTTCGGTCCGAAGGGAATCGGCGCTTTGTATGTCCGGGATAAATCAAAGCTGTCACCGATTCTCCATGGCGGCAGCGGACAGGAGTTCGGTGTCCGTGCCGGTACGGAAAACGTCGCCGCAATCCTCGGATTTGCAGAGGCATGTGATATCATCCGGTATGAAACGGATTATACTACTGCCGGTAAACTCATGTCGCATTTTCTGAAACACCTCCATACGATGCTTGAATCAAAAGGTCTCTCGGATCGTATGAAAATCAACAGCGACGGATGCGCACAAAGCATCGTCAATATCGGATTTGAGGGAGTTGATGCAGAAACCCTGCTGTATGCGCTGGACAACCGCGGTGTCTGCGTGTCTGCCGGTGCGGCGTGTTCTTCGGGTGAGTCAAAACCGAGCCATGTCCTGCTTGCAAAGGGGATTTCACCGGAGCTTGCGAGAAGCTCCATCCGTATTTCACTTTCTGTCCTCAGCAGATTTGAAGATGTTATGAGGGCAGCAGAAATTATCGCAGATACAGTAGAATCACTATATTCAATCAATCGATAAAACAGGAGGGATTACATCTTGACAGTCGAACAAATCAAATCCATGATCGCAGAACCGCAGTACGATTTTCTTCGAACCAACGAGCACGTCAAAAACCGTCTGATCTTTCTGACGCTTGGTGGGAGCCATGCTTACGGAACCAACGTAGAATCATCTGATGTCGATATTCGTGGCTGTGCACTTAACCGTGCTTCCGACTTAATCGGCCTGTCGAATTTCGAACAGCTGGTAAATGAAGAAACAGATACCACAGTTTATGCGTTCAATAAGCTGATTTCGCTTCTTCTAAGCTGTAATCCAAACACCATCGAAATGCTTGGCTGCAAACCGGAGCATTATCTCGTCATGACAGAGATTGGACAGCAGATGATCGAGAACCGCGGGTTGTTTTTGTCACAGCGAGCAATCAATGCGTTCGGTGGATATGCTACACAGCAGCTGCGCCGTCTGGAAAACGCACTCGCAAGAGGTAATATGGAACAGGCGAGAAAGGAAGAGCATATCCGAAACTCCATGGAGCGTGCGGTTTTCGCGTTTGAGCAGAAATACACAAACTTCGAGAACGGCAGTATCGTGCTGTATACAGACAAGAGTACGCGGCCTGAGCTGGAACGTGAGGTTTTTGCCGATATCCGTCTTACACACTATCCCGCAAGAGAGTTGAACGGTATGCTGAATGAGATGGCAAATATTATCAAGGATTATGATAAGCTGAACGGCAGGAACAAAAAGAAAGACGATGCACATCTGAATAAACATGCCATGCACCTGATCCGGTTGTATCTTATGTGTCTGGATATATTGGAGCGCGGGGAGATCCGAACGTACAGAGAGCATGACAGAGAGCAGCTCTTAAAGATCAGACAAGGTCAATTCCAAAAAGAAGACGGCACATTCCGTCCGGAATTCTTTGAGATGGTTTCCGCTTTTGAAAGAGCGCTTGATTATGCAAAAAAGAATACGAGCCTCCCGGAGCATCCGGACACGAAGCGCGTCGAGGAATTTGTCATGTCGGTAAACAGGAGGGTAATCTGTGAATGAAATCAGACTTCCGAATGAAGTAAAGCTCATCATCAATACGCTGACCACACACGGTTTTTCCGCTTATGCGGTCGGCGGTTGTGTCAGAGACGCCCTGCGCGGCACAGAGCCTCATGATTGGGATATCTGTACGTCGGCTCCTCCCGAAAAAATCAAGGAGGTTTTCGCCAAATACAGAACCGTCGATACCGGAATCCGTCACGGTACCATCACCGTCGTGATGTCCTGCGGTTCGTATGAGGTGACAACCTTCCGTATTGACGGTGTGTATTCGGACGGTCGTCATCCGGATACGGTTACCTTTACAGACAGCATCGTCGAAGATCTCTCCCGCCGCGATTTTACCATCAATGCCATGGCGTACAATCCGGACAAAGGTCTGTTCGACCCGTTCGGCGGCAGACACGATCTTGCACATGGAATCATCCGCTGCGTCGGATGTTCGACAGACAGATTCAATGAAGACCCGCTGCGCATCCTGCGTGCAATGCGTTTCGCCTCGGTTTTTAACTTCGATATTCATCCGGACACAAAAGATGCGATCCGCTTTTGCAGAGGGCGGCTATGCGAGGTGTCAAAGGAACGGATTGCGGCAGAGCTTTCCAGGATGCTCGTCGGATGTAATATTGCATCGGTCATGCTGGACTTCCCGGATGTGTTCTCCGAGATCATCCCGGAGCTTGGAGGATGTGTCGGATTCGACCAGAAGAATCCGCATCATAAGTATGATGTATATACACATATCGCTTACGCCGTTTTTTCATACGGCGAAGACGATTTATCTGTGAAGCTTGCGCTGTTCCTGCATGATATCGCAAAACCGATAATGTATACAGAGACAGATGACGGAATAAGAAGGTTTTTGGGTCATGAGCTGATCGGGGCGAAGATGGCAGAGAATATTCTGCGTCGTCTTCGGTATGATAACAAAACCATTGATGAAGTTGTCAGTCTGATCTTACATCATGACAGTAATATCGCAGATACCAATAAGTGTGTCAGACGCTGGATGAACCGGATTGGCGAGCGGAGATTCGGGCAGCTTCTTGATGTCATGGAATCTGATGCGTGTGCAAAATCGGACGATGTATATATAAAAAAACGCGAACATCTTTCAAAAGTCAGATGTATTTATGAGGATATTTTGCTGAGCGGGATGTGTTTTTCCTTAAAAGATCTGAAGATTGACGGCAATGATATTCTGTATATCGGTCTGCCGCAGGGCAAGGCCATCGGCGAAATTCTCCGCTTTCTGCTCGACCGTGTGATTTCCGGTGAGATTGAAAACGACAGAGATGTGTTATTAAAGGAGGCTGGATTCCTTGTCGGGCAGTATCTTGATTCCAAAGAATGAACAGCTGTGGACGACCTATAGAGACGAAGCAGGAAACGTGCGGTTCTTTGTGACATCTACCGCACTCCGTGATTCATATATCATGTACCAGACAGAGGAAGGAGAATGCAAGAAGCTCGGGCGTGCATCATCTCCGACCGAGCTTGAAAATAAATACAGTATATGGGGAAAACTTCGTGAGCAGACATTGCCAAAGAAAGAAAAACATGATATAATAAAAGAAAAACGAAGAAAACAGAGGAGCAAAGCATGAATAAAGAATCATTTTCCGCATGGGAATTTCTCGCACTCATCGAGGACATCGAGAAGAACGGAGCCGCATCCGGAAATTACGCAGAGATCATCAATGACGAAAGAATGAAGGAGTTCTGCACAGCTGTAGAAATCGCAAAAAAGATTTCCGAAGAAACAGGCATGAAGATGTCAGTGAGGCCAGGTTCAGTTTTCAAAAATATTCCGTGTATCAGATTGACTGGTAAGCAGCTTGTTATGAGCGATTGCGAGGAATTTCTGAATCTTATGTCGGCGGCGTCAAATATTGATGTTTATCCGAAAACAGATAAAACTATCACAATCGATTTTACATTTCACGGGTTAACCGAAGTTTTTGACCTCAACATCAAGGAGGAGAAATAATCATGAAATTATTCGACATTGTATCGTGCGTGGTGGAAGAAGGATGTACACAATTCAACGATGCCGCAGCACTCGTCGGTGCTTATGAATGGGTGATTCACGAGCAGCGGTACGAGATTCTTGCAACGTATTGTGATGCCATTGATAAGATTTCCGAGGAATTTGACGGAATTTCCTATGACGTCGAAATGGACGAAGCGACAGGAGAAATCACAATTTCTCTTGAATGTGCGGATTTTTCTGCAACTACATCAGAACATGTTTTCTTTGAACTGATCAAGCATACCGTAAAATGGGGTTTTTCCGTATCAGAGGACGGTAATCTGCTTATGACATTCCGGTTTCCGTCTGTGTTTGAGCATTGCAGTGGAGGAGGCGCGTCGTTATAAACAAGAATCGAAGAGATCGATTGAAACAGGCGCTGATCCTGCTTGAGCGGGCACGCGATATTGTATCCGATGTTGAAGATGACGAATCTGACGCTCTTGATAATATGCCTGAAAATCTGCAGGATAGCGAACGATGTGAGAAAATGCAGAATGCAATAGATATGCTTTCTTGTGCCATCGAACATATAGACGATGCATGTGAGTGCATTGATCGCTTGGTTTGCTGACAACAGCCGAAGCACATATACAATAATGGCAGAACAAATTTTCTAAAAACTATTGACAACATAACGATAATATGATATTATATTATCGAAAAAGAACAAATGAGCTATAATGTCGGGTGGTGCGTAAATGTGGAGTTTGTTTATCGTCTTATTCGGAGGGCTGTACTGGATGTTCAAACTGCTTGATGAGAGTGCAAAGAAAGCAGAAACGGAAAAAATGATAGCCGAATGGGATGCTTTGGATCAAATATTATCCGGAGGGGAAAAGAATGGGATGGAGAAAGCGATCTATAAAAAAATCTGGGATTGCATACTGAAGGGAAGAGTTCAAAGTAACGGGTATAGTGATATCATGGATCTGATTGGTGAAGACCTTCTGCTGATATTCGGTGATATCAATTTTGCTGAATTTATCGATCGAAACTACCGACAAAAATCTGATCATATGCGATGTAGTTTTGTTCGTTCGCTTGTTAACTTAGCACTGTCCAAGAATGGATGGAAAGGTTATATATCATCATTATCAATAGATGTACCCGATTTTTATGGATACAAATATGAAAATAGCTGGAGGTCAATCAGAGATACCGTATCGTATAAAGATCGAGTTGATTTACGCTTTTGTAAAAGGATGGAAGAAAACCTGTTACAATTCAGCAAGGAATTTCAGTTGGTCGTAGTCGCCTATGACACAGGATTTGGTACGTATTTGGAGTATAAATTCCGAAATAGAACACACGAGACGCTTCGTCTCTGGGACGACACTCCGTTATCACCGGACACCGCACCAAAACCAGACATTGAAGCATATCTGAAAAAATAACATTGGTTCTTTTACTTTTACATAAACGAGGTAAACTATGTGGAGTTTTTTTATCGTCTTCTTCGGCGGTCTTTACTGGCTATTCAAGCTGCTTGGTGAGAGTGCACGGAAGGCTGAAGCGGAAAAGGAGCATGCTGAACATGAAGCTTTGGATCAGATGCTGATGAAAGGGTGGAATGACGGGACAAAGAGAAATATCAGAAAAAGAATTCAAGATTGTTTACAGCAGGGTAGAATCCAAAGCAACGGGTATCGTGATATTATGGAATTGATAGGTGAGGATCTTCTATTGATATTTGGAGATATCGACTTTGCTGAATTCATCGAACGCAACTATAATCATCTATCCAAAGATGATCGTTGGTATTTTGTCCAAATCCTGCTCAATCTCGCGTTATCAAAAATTGGTTGCGTAGACTCAATATTGGGTATGAAAGTACCGATATTTTACGGATACAGATACGATATAAGTTGGATGAAAATCAGAGATTCTCTTTCATATAAAAAAAGGGTGGATTTGCGGTTCTGCAAAAGAATAGAGGAAAACCTGACGAAATTTGACCCACGGTTCAAAATGGTCAGAAGAATCAGTGATCATTATATAACAGATACCTTAGAATTTGAATATTCATGTTCATTTTCCGATACTATTCGTCTATGGAATAGCATACCGTTATCTCCTGATACTGCACCAAAACCTGATATTGAAGCTTATTTGAAAAAGTAAAGAAGCGGCCCGCTGACCCCTCAGCAGACCGCTTAACGAACCGTACAACACAACACAACACACAAAACCAAGTTTACACAACAAACAATAGCGGAATGGTTGATACAGCTCGATACGATATGACCCCTCATATCGCAGTAGTAGTATACCATACCTTTCCAGAAAAATCAAGAGGAAACGCAAAAATGACAAAAGAAAAACATACTACTACCATATTAAGCCAAATTCAACTGAGCATCAGAGAATTCCAACTTCTTTACGGAACAGGTAATTTAATAGCTACATATGACTCTGATTTTCAGCCAAACAGTTCTGTATATGACACACTTCGATTTCGACATATATTTAATAAGATACAAACAGATTTCAATCCAGCTACAATTCTGCTCAGTGATGAAAATAACCACCTTATGAGATTTGATCGTATAAAGTATATCTATCATATGACAGCAAATACCGATCACTCTGATATAAAAATTATTTGCGGCGACAGATATAATGACGATCATGATGTAGAATATCGAATTTTCATTGATGCTTGTTAACAGATTGTTTACAAAAACCGTGTAGAATTGACTTGACAAACACCTTGATGCGTGATATAATTGAGTTGGTAAACAAAAATATATCAATTGAGGTGAGTTTTATTGAAGGGTGAAAACAGAACAATACTAATCGGAGAAGTATATTATATTGACTTCGGCATTCATGAAAATAACGAACAGGGAGGATGGAGGCCGGGTGTTATATTCCAGAATAATACGGGAAATCGTTACAGTCCGAATGTAATTGCACTTCCGTTAACAACCGCACTGAAAAGACAGGATATGCCAACGCACGTTGTTCTTCCGTCTCAAAAAACAGGTCTTCCGAAGGATAGTATGGTTTTATGTGAAAATCCGGTATGCGTGTCCAAAGCTTTGATCGGCGAACGTATCACGACTCTACCGGAAGAATATATGGAGCAAATCGCCATTGCACACCTGTACGCTACAGCTGCGATTACATTTATAGACCCGTCTGCACTTATGTATATCCAGAAAAAAGCTGCACAGCTAAACGCCACAGGAGGTAATAAGTGATATGTATAATGAGGATAAAAAAATAGCATTTATCGAAAGTATAACATCATCGGAAAGTGTACGTGTCAATCTGATCAATATGTTTAATGCCATTGAGAAGTATGAGGAAGCATGGGGATCTGACATCTATACAAAGACTTTCGATGAAATCAAACCGGTTCTGGAACAAATTACCGGGTTCCGCTCAAGCTCATCAAAACTACGAATCAAGGCATTGAAGGATTATTCAAAATGGTGCACAGATCGAGGGTTTGCTGGCGCTGTGGACGGGATGGCAGATTTCGAATCGCTTTCTGGGCTTGAAAAATTCAAAACGCACACACTGTCAAGTCCGATGCATCTGCAGTCATATCTCGATGCATGTATGACAGCGGTAGACGCAAATACCGTTGACAATACATTACGATGTTTTTACTGGCTTGCATATGGAGGTATGGCAGAACAGGATATATTCAAAACAACTTGTGGTGATGTTGATTTCCGTACAATGTCGGTCCGATACTTTGCGTCAGAGATACCAATCTATAGAGAGGCGGTTTCTGTGTTTCGGTATTGCGTAGAATCGGAGGTGTTTAATTATGAACATCCGACGTATACTACCAAAGATTATGCTGTAATACCAAGAATTGCAGGCAGCTTGCTCGTTAGAGGATGTAAGGCACAACCGGATATGTACTCGTTCAGATCTACATTATCACGACGATCAAAAAAGGCGTTGGATTCCGGTAAGACAAATCTTGAAATGAGTTACTATCGCGTTTGGTTGTCAGGTGTGTTCTACAGAATGTACGAGCTTGAGCAGATCGGAAGGGACGTTGATTTTCGCCCCATTGTAACACAGTATATGGAGGCAAAGGTTCCAAAAGAAGAATTCCGAGAGGAAAAAACAAAAAAGAAAATCCTCAGCCTTATCAGAGATTATAAAAAGGATTATACGAAGTGGAAAGAGGTTTATAGAAAGTAAAAAATGGGATTCCTGCGAATGCAGGTTTCCGTTACATAAGCGAAGTCAATTATACACTCCCTGCAAACACTTTTATTTTTATGTTCGATCAAATCAATTATACACCGTTATATTGCGCCATAGCCAAACGGTAAGGCAGGGGACTTTGAATCCCATACGTACAGGTTCGAATCCTGTTGGCGCAGCCAGGGCGTCGCCCAAATTCTATTAACAGAAATGAAAGGAGAACGGTTTTGGATAATAAAGAACGATTTCTGTCGCTTTGCAAAGCAATCGACAGACCGGGAATCGACGAGCTGCTTGCGTGGCTTGAAGAGAACCGATTCTTTACCGGACCCGCAAGCACACGATTTCACGGTTCCTATCCGGGAGGCCTTCTTGAACACTCGCTCAATGTGTATGACGAGTTAAAGAGGCTTCTTTCCATTTACCCTGAAATCACACCCGGCGAGGACACGATTGTCATCGCATCCCTGTTCCACGACCTGTGTAAGGTCAACCTTTATGCATCGGAGACGAGAAACCGAAAGAACGCATCGGGGCAGTGGGAAAGCTATGAGGCATATGTCACAGACGAGCGGTTTTGCTTTGGAGGACATGGCAGCAAATCGGTTTTTCTCATTCAGCACTTTATCAAGCTGACACCGGAGGAGGCCGTTGCAGTCAATTGTCATATGGGTTCGTGGGACGGAAACACAAGTGTTGGTTCCGCGTACGAGCAGTTTCCGTTTGCATGGCTTGTCCATGTGGCAGACGAAGCGGCAACTTATATTGATGAAAAGGGAGAGAAGAAATGATCGGATTCAGAAAACTTGGATTTTTCAAAAAGAAAGAGCATGATGTGCTCAAAACCAAGGAAGAAAGATTACGCGGCTACATACACACGTTCGATACGGTTGTGTCTACTGTAAACAGAACCATTGATATTCTGACCGCGACGAGCGATCAGATCGCGTCTGAAATTGAAGAAATCGAAGCGTATCAGGCAGGTTTGAATGCAACCATCGACGGTTTGAAGGACGCAAGAGGCAAAAATGATAAGGTAATCCGCAATTTCCGCACGTTAATCGGCGAAGAATGTGAATAAAAGGGAGATTTCATGTCAGAAGAAAAGCTTAATATTTATCAGAAGCTTGCAAAGATCCGCAAGCAGGTTGAGGTCATGAAGAAAGATACCAAGGCGTACGGATATAACTACGTCAAGGAAGAAGATATCCTCGCAAAAATCACAGCTTTTATGGAGAAGTACGACCTGTCTCTGATTCCGGGAATTGTCCCCGGCAGTACCGTCGTCGCGCCGTATAACGCAAAGAAAACGAAGGTAACCAAAGACGGCGAGATTTACGAGGAGAACGTCAATGAGGTTTTGGTGTCCGCCGATACAACGTGGACATGGGTCAATAACGTAAATCCGGAGGAAAACATCGTTGTTCCGTGGACGATGGTCGGACAGCAGGCAGATGCATCACAGTCGTTCGGTTCAGGTCTTACATATTCATCAAGATATTTTCTGCTCAAATACTTCAATGTTTCCACGTCCAACGACGATCCGGATAACTGGAGATCGAAGCAGAAGGAGGCAGAGCTGGCAGAAGATCGCGCAATCGCAGGCGGCATTATCAGTACCTTCGATGCGGCAATCAGAAAGTACCTCGGCGATCACCCGGATAAATCAGACGACGTTAAGAAGTATGTTTCCAAGTTCGTAAAGAACGGCGATTATTTTTCCATCAAGGAATCCAGATTGGCATCGAAGCTGCTTGAAGGATTCAACGAAAATTTCAAAGAGTAAGGAGAACAGAAAATGGGTTTCAGAAAAGACAGTTACGCAAAGGTGTGGAGTGTTGAGACTGTGTCCGACACCATGACGAAGATCAGAATTTCCACCAGCAGAAAGAATAAGCAGACAGGCGAGTATGAGCAGGATTTCTCCGGCTTTGTTGCCTGTGTCGGCTCTCAGGCGGCATCCGCTGCGGCAGCCCTGAAGGAGGGCGACAGAATCAAGCTCGGAGATGTGGATGTCACCAATAAGTATGATAAAGAAAAGAAGGTTACCTATACCAACTTCACGGTTTTCTCCTTCGATGTTGAGTCCGGCGGCAATTCCGCAGCGCCGCAGCTGGCAGAACCGCAGCCGACGGTGGATTCCGGCGAGGTCGATGACGACAGACTGCCGTTCTGATGGGCAACATCAGTTATAAACCGCTGATTGAGGACATGACATGGAGCTTTTCCAGAGTGGAATCGTTCTGCGACTGTCCGTACAGATGGTATCTGAAATATCTGCGGGATTTCCCGGATGAAGATCGATTTTTCACCACATACGGCTCCTTTATGCATAGGCTGCTTGAGGGGTATTATAAGGGAGAGATGACAAAGGAGGATATGCTGCTGCGGTTTCTGACGGATTTCTCGTCGGAGGTTCGCGGCAGCCGTCCGGCTCCGACAACGCTCGAAAACTATATCGAGGCCGGTCGGCAGTATCTTGAGAGCTTTGAGCCATTCCTATACCGCATGGTTTCGGTGGAAGAGGAGATTCATTTTTCTCTTGACGGTATCCCGTTTGTCGGATATATCGACTACCTTGGCGAGCTGGACGGTGAATATTTTATCATCGACCATAAGTCCAGAAACTTAAAACCGAGATCGCACCGAAAAAAACCAACGCTGTCGGATATGGAGCTTGATGAAAAGCTGCGGCAGTTGTATCTGTATTCCACAGCGGTGAAGGAACGGTATGGGGTTTTCCCAAAATCGCTCTGCTTCAACTGCTTCCGCGACCATGTGTTTATCGAAGAGCCGTTTTCGGAGGATGCATATCATGCGGCGGTTTCGTGGGCAGTCTCGACCATCCGGGAAATTGAGAACGAAGAATCATTCTCCGCAAATCCCGAATTTTTCAAATGCAGATATATCTGCGGTGTCAGTGATTACTGTGACAGAAAGGATGATATTTCTTGAGAGCTGAAGACATCGACAGCATTGACAGTGAATCCGGTATAATCGCCACATTGATTCACAATCCAGAGTTTTCATTTTACTCGGAACATCTCTTGCCAAACCATTTCACAGACGAGGAAAACCGATACGTTTATGCGGCAATTTGTGAGCTGGCAAGAAAAGGCATTTCCACAATCGATCCTTATAATATCGTCGAGGTTCTGAACGCATCGGAGGCGACACGGCGGTACGCCGAACGACTAACCGTCGATAAGCTGAATGAGCTGATTGACATGAGCGATATTCTGGCACGGAAAACCGTTGAGGAATATAAGATGCTCGTGGATAACGTCATGGATTGCTCGTTCCGCCGGGATACCTTCCGTATGCTGCGGGAGTGTCAGGCATTGTGCTATGACAGAACCGTTGATGACGTGGAGCAGAAAATCTATGATATGATCGACGATGTCATGATGGAATTTTCCACGACCAATGAGATTCCGCAGTATAAGGACGTGGTCGATCAGTATTGGGAGGAAGTCAGAGCAAGACAGGGCGAGGGATACGCCGGTATTCCGTTCAAATTCCCGACATTGAATGAATATGCAACCATTGAGCCTGGCGAGCTTTTCATCTTCGCGGCAGAAGCAAAGCAGGGTAAATCCATGATGCTGCTCAACTGCGCGGTGGATTTGTTGAGGCAGGATAAGGCGGTGTTGTATCTGGACAGCGAGCTGAACACCAGAATGTTTACCGCGAGAATTCTTGCACACCTGACCGGCATTGAGTATAAGCGCCTCAAGGCAGGTAATTATACAGAGGAAGAATCCCAGAAAATCGAAGACGCACTTGCATGGATCAAGACGCGCAAATTCACACATATCTACATCCCGATGTTTGACCCGCAGAGCATTTATACCGCAGTGAAAAAGGTATCTCATACACAGGGTGTGGATGTGCTGATTGTGGACTATTTCAAGGGATCCGGGGACGGCGATGCGTTCAATACGTATCAGGAACTCGGAAAGTTTGTGGATCTTGTCAAGAACCGTATCTGCGGTGAGATGGGGATCTGCGGAATCGGAGCCGCACAGGCAACCGTCGCCGGAAAAGTAGCGGACTCCGCAAAGATCGGCAGAAACGCCAGTACCATTGCGATCATACAGGATAAAACGCCGGAGGAGATCGCAGAGGACGGACCGAAGTGCGGCAATAAAAAACTCAGGGTAATCCTGAACAGAAACGGAATGCAGCATGCGTCCGATGAGTACATAGACCTGAATTTCGACGGAAATCACATATTATATGAAGAAGCGGCACAGCATACACCGCAGGTGCCGTACTGATACAGAGAGGAGATGACGGTGTGGATTTGATTGAAATGGTACAGTCCGCTGATATCGTAGAATACATATCACAGTATGTGGAGCTTGAGCAGCGGGGAGAGGAGTACTGGGGTTTAAGCCCGTTCAAGGATGAGAGAACGCCGTCATTTTCTGTCCGTGCCGATCCGCCGTTTTTCTACGATTATTCGTCCGGTATCGGAGGAAACATCCATACATTTATCAAGGAGTATCACGGCGTAACGGGGAAGGAAGCCGCTGAGATTCTCCAAAAATATATCGGGTGTGACGGCGAGACGACAAAGCCGCGTGAGAAAATGACAGCGGCAATCGTCAGCCGAAAATTCCAGAAACCAAAGGTGACAACAAAGGTGAACACTTCCGTTGTACTTCCCGATACCGTTATGGAGCGATATGAAAAACGGCAGGAGATGCTCGATGTCTGGAGAGCAGAAGGGATTTCCGACGCAGCGCTTGATCATTTCAAGGTGTATTACGATGCGTTCTCGAATCGCCTTGTCTATCCGATATATAACATGAACGGACAGATTGTCAACATCGGCGGACGAACACTCGACCCGGATTTCAAGGAAAAGGGTCTTCGAAAATATACGTATTTTTATCCGTGGGGAAGTATGAATACGGTTTACGGCTTGTATGAAAACATGCAGGCAATTCTTGAGAAAAAAGAGGTTATCGTATTCGAGGGATGCAAGAGCGTTCTGCTTGCTTATTCTTGGGGCGTGCAGAATACCTGCGCACTTCTGACATCCCATGTCAATCCCAATCAAATGAAATTATTTGCAAGGCTCGGATGCCGTGTGGTTTTTGCGCTTGACCGCGACGTTGATATTCTCGCAGATAAGCACATTCAAACATTAAAACGATATACAAGAGTGGAGTATTTACATGACACAGAAGGACTGCTCGGTGAAAAGGATGCACCGGTAGACCGGGGACAGGAGGTGTTCCGGAGATTATATGAAAGCAGACGACGCTATCGCTAAATTATCAGAAAAGATTTATCGGGATTTTCTTTTACGATACGATCACTTGCACGATGCGCCCTCTTTGACAAGACGGGCGTTGGCTGATGCCAAAAGACAACAGATATATGTTTCTTCTCGCGGAGTTAAAACAAGCGCATGGATAGACGCATGGCTTGATCATGCATTGCCTTACTTCAGGTCGTTCAGAGATGGAATGGAAGAGCAGGGTTTTTGGAAAACAAAACTCGAACACGCCGAACCTGTAAACAATCATACTTCTCGTAACCAGGCATGGGTCGAGGATGGTTGCGGGGTTCCCGAATGGCTCAAAGACGCTCATCAGGAATGGTTAAAAAACCGTGATAAATCATACAACCCATACGATTATGATTACGATCTTGATTCCTGTCCCGCACAAGAGAATTACGGATGCTGTGATACGCAGGAAATCGTTTCGGTGACGCATGTTGATGATAATATAGGAGACGACGCACTCGATCTTTTCCTTGCACAGTTCAAAATCACAGCAGAAAAGGAGTGAGATGATGCCGATATCATTTGAGCGCGAATATATGTGTAAATTTCCACCGGAAGACGTCTTCGATTTCAAAATGAATGGGAAAATGTATCGAGGCGTGATTACATCTGCAGCATTACACGGGTGTGGTATAGATATTCCTTTGTTTTTGGCAGAAGAAGCGGACGAACCAAGTCATGATACAGAAATCTCCGACGAGCTTGATCTGTTTTACAGTCAGTTCAAAATCATCAAAGAAAGGGATGGTGCGGTATAGGCTCATACATCATGTATCACTGTCATTCAGACTACAGTTTGCTTGACAGCTGCACAAAATATCAGGATTATATCGAACTTGCCGTCAGAGATGGCGCAAAGGCGCTGTCGATTTCCGAGCACGGAAAACCCCTGAACTGGACAGAAAAATGGAACGCATGTAAGCAGGCAGGACTTCGGTATATCCACTCCGTTGAAATATATCTGACGGAAACGCTTGATGAGAAGGTAAGAGACAATTACCATACCGTCCTGATGGCGCGAAATATGGACGGTTTGCGGGAATTAAACACACTTGTCACAAAATCCTGCGACAGTGAACATTTCTATTATACCAACCGTATTTCCTTCGATGAGTTTCTTGCAATGTCAGATAATATCATCTCTACAAGCGCGTGTCTTGCATCGCCTCTGAATAAACTGCCGGATGACCACCCGCGGTATATGGAGCTTGCGAGGAAATACACCTTTCTGGAGGTACAACCACACGATAATCTGGATCAGATCAGATTTAATATGCGCCTTGCAAAGCTCTCGCAGGAGATCGGAACGCCGCTGATCGCAGGAACCGATACGCATAGCTCCAATGCTTATAAGGCGGAGTGTAGAAAGGTTTTGCTGTCCTCCAAAAACAAATCATATGGGGACGAGGACTCCCTTGATCTGACATATAAAACCTATAGTGAGCTTGTCGCCATGTTTGCAAAGCAGGGCGCACTCTCAAGGGATGCGTATATGCAGGCAATCGAGAATACGAATCTGCTTTATGATATGACAGAGGAAATCGAACTTGATGTAGGCATCAAGTATCCGATTCTGTACGGAACACGGGAGAGGGACTCCGAGATGTTCTCGCAGACCGTAGAGCGGAAGTTCAGAGAAAAGTTGGAGTCCGGCGTGATTCCGAGAGAGCAGGAGAATGCATTCCGCGAGGCAATCGATGAGGAAATGCGTGTCTTCCGAAAGGTTAAGATGGACGGTTTTATGCTGTCCATGAGTGAGTTTATCACATGGTGTAAGGAAAATGACATCGCCATCGGACCGGCAAGAGGCTCTGTCGGCGGTTCCAGAGTAGCCTATGTGACGGATATCATTGACTTGAATCCGGAAACATGGCATACGGTTTTCTCGCGCTTTTGCAACGAAGACCGGGTTGAAATTGGTAAAAGATATTGCCAGCTCGCACAGCAATGTGCTTGAAAAAGCATCCATTGAATTGCTGGAAACCCCTAAAGACTATGCAGCTACAGCGTACTTATGAAAGAAAAAGAAGCGCGAATGCGGCGAAAGCAGAAAAAATGCATAGTATGACATATGGTTAAATCCTAAGTGTTTTTCATGGGCAATCAGCAGCCAAGCCTCGAACAGAGGAAGGTTCAACGACTATCCGATAGGAGTAGGGATATTCCCGAAGTAGTGGACTCCCAAAAATGGGATGAAGATATAGTCTTGTCTCTATTGAAAGATAGAGTGTAACGGATATCGATATAGACTGTGTGGAATCCGATCGCCCCGCAATCTTCAAACACATCATCGATCGGTTCGGAACAGAAAAGACAGCACGTGTTGCCTCGTACGGAACGATACAGGCAAAAGGCGTCATTGACGATGTCGGACGGCATCTTGCAAAGCAGTGGAGTGCAGAGCATCCCGGAGAAGAAGATAAAAACCCGTGGTCGCTGAAAAACATTGCGGCAATCAAAGAGGAGTACGACAAAGACCCGGAGAAAACAAGCAGAAAATATACAGAGCTGTTCTATTATTTCGACGGTCTGAACGATACAAAGGTGTCGCAGTCCGTGCATCCGGCAGGCATGGTCATCAGCCCGATAACGCTGTATGATAATTACGGCGTGTTTGATAAAGACGGCGATTTGTGTCTGATGCTGGATATGGAAAATATCCATGATTTCACAGGCCTTGCCAAGTATGACTTTCTTGTTCTGAAAACAGTACAGGTCATCCGCGATACATGCCGGTATATCGGAATCCCATATCCGAAATCGCACGAAATCGATTGGTTCGATGAAGAGGTATGGGATGATATCACAACCGATCCGTCCGGTATCTTCCAGTTTGAGGGTGCATTTGCATTCGATAGCTTAAAGAAATTCCGCCCGAAGAGCATCTTCGATATGTCGATCGTCACCGCGTGTATCCGCCCGTCCGGTGCGTCGTACAGAGACGATTTGCTTGCGAGAAAACCGCATTCCAATCCGTCCGCGATCATCGACGAGCTTCTTCGGGACAATCTCGGATTAGAAATAGTCCCCTCATGCAGAAATGCATGTTGATAACCCATTGAATTGCTGGGAAATCCTTAGAGCTATGTTACCAAAACGGAGCAGCGAATAGCTGCAAACGGAAATGGTTTGAAAAAACATGGATTGGGTAATCAGCAGCCAAGCCTCGAATAGAGGAAGGTTCAACGACTATCCCGGAAGGGAGTAGGACTGAAGCCAGTCCGAAGTGGTGGGTACCCCATGAGGGTAATGATATAGTCTGCGCTTTATCGAAATGATAAAGGGTTTAACCGACGGCGTAGCGAGCCGTTACGAACAAAACGGATTTAATATATCAGGAGGACACGATTAAATTCCTGCAATTGATTTGCGGCCTGTCCGGAAGTGAATCGGATAATATCCGGCGTGCAATCGGACGAAAGCAGAAAGAAAGACTTGATGCTGCAATGCCGTCTATTCTGGAGGGGTATTGCGAAAAATCTCCGCAGCCGAGAGAGATTGCGGAGTCAGAGGCAAAAGAATTCTTACAAATCATTGAGGATAGTGCCTCTTATCAATTTGGTTACAACCATTCAATCGCCTACTGTCTGCTCGGATATCTGTGCGCATATTACCGCCACTACTATCCGCTCGAATTTATCACATCGTTTCTGAATAACGCGGCAAACGATGACGATATCAAAAACGGAACGGCGTACGCAAACAAAGTCGGCATCAAAATCACAATGCCGAGATGGGGACTTTCCAAAGGAGAATACTTCTTCGACCGCGAACGAAGAATCATCGCAAAAGGTCTTACCTCAATCAAGTATATGGGTAAGAACGTCGCGGAAGAACTGTACGATATCGCACATAACACCAAAGCCGAGCGATTTGTCGATGTTCTGTCGGCGCTGAACACATCGTCGCTTGATACACGTCAGCTCGATATTCTGATCAAGCTTGATTTCTTCTCCGAATTTGGAAATCAGAGAGAGTTGCTCCGGATTACGGAGATGTATACGGAGCTGTTCCGGTGCGGTGAGGCAAAGAAAATCAGCCGTGATAAGGTGGACGGAACGCCGCTCGAACCGATTGTAACAAAGTACGCAGTCGGTGTTACCAAGGCTGGCGGTATCGCAAAATCCTATACACTGCTCGATGTGTCATCTATCCTCCGGGAAACCGAGGACGCAATCAAAGCATCCGGCGTTGCCGACCTCAGCGACCTGACAAAAGTAAGGAACTTTGAAAGCATTATGGGTTACGCAGGATATGTCACAGACCGTGAGGAAGACAGACGAAAGCTGTATGTGCTCAATGTCTATCCGCTTGTCCGAAAAGCAGACGATAAGCAGTTTGGCTATTCCGTCGTGACAAAGAGTATCGGCTCCGGGAAAGAAAGCCGCTTCACCGTGGTGAACCGCGTGTACGATACCAATCCAATACATAAAGGCGATATCATTTATTGTAAATCCTATGAAAAAAACGGCCAGTATTACAGACTGACCGGATTTGATAAAATCTATTGAAAGAGGTGATCGATATATTCAAACATAAGATCGAGCTTGTAACCGTCGGCGACATTTATGAGTTTGTCAGCGTAGCGACAAAGGCGTCCGGCAAGGTTCTGCTCACAGACGAAACAGGGTTCTGCGTCAGCGGCAAAAGCCTGCTCGGTGCGACTGCCGCAATTGAGTGGGATTCGCTCTACTGTCTGTCCGAGAACGATATTTACACAAGCATTCAGAAATTTTGCGTGGGGTGATGATAGAAAATGAAAGTATTGACAGCAAAAAATCTTGAGGATATCCTTGTCAGGTGTAATGAAGACCGTAGAATACAGGCATGCATTTATACATCGTGCGAACAAGAAGCAGTTGAACTATCCGAAGCTCTTTTGAGCACACTCCACAGAGGTATGGTCGTTGCTTATTACGATCCACGCGGATCTGAGCGTTGCGGAAAGATTCGATTCAAAGATGGAGACATCTTTAGACCTCATGAACAAATTCAGATCATCGGCATTACGAATACGGAACGTGTAAAGGGCGGCGTGTATAATGAAATCTTTGTAACACCCGGTGTTCTTGGAGATCAGCCGGCTTCGGACGAGCAAATATATCAGTTTTACTGTCCTATTTGTAAACAAAATATTACGGAGATAACAGTCGATAAAAACAAGCATTGTTTGTCGTTTTCTTCAGCAAAAAACGCTGATTTTGGAGCAAAAACAGAAGAAATCGACCCGCTTGAAGCGTTTTTGAGCACTTTTCAGATCAAAAAATGTGAATAAAAGTATAGTTTCATACACATAGGAGGACTACAAAAATGAACCAGAAAGCATGCAGGTGTAATAAGTGCGGACGCGAGATGCAGGTGTTTGATCTGCACAACAATTTCTCAATACATAAAACAATCGGGTATGGAAGCGTACACGATGGGGACGAGCTTCATATCGCGTTCTGCTGTGACTGTATGGATGAGATCATTTCATCCTGTGTTATCTCCCCGATTTCCGAAAAAACATGGAGGGCGTAAATACATATGGAAGCAATCAACCGTGAGATTACAAATCTCGATGTGGATGTCATCATCGCCGATGAATGCGAGTGTGTGAAGCACGCGCATGTATACGGCCTTGAAAACAGCATTCGCCGTGCAAAATTCCCGATGTCGGTGGATACCGATACATTAAACAGTACCCTGACGCTCGGCATCTCATCTCTTGCAAGAAGTCACGCAGGGGAGGGACACGACCAGTGGCTGACAGGTGTTATCGTACAGTTCGACCTGACATTTTCCAATAAGGTATGGGTAGAGGCGGAGCGGTATCACTTCTTTGACTTCATCAGCTCACAGAGTACCATGCACCGTATCGCAAAGTTTGATTTCGATCAGACCTATAACGAATACGTTGACGGCCGGATTGTCGAAATCATGAAGGAAAAGCTGGATGCGTACAACAACGAAACAGATGAGGATATGCGCCGTGAGATGTATCTCGGTCTGCTGTACAGCAACCCCGCAGGCTGCATGATCACAGCGGGTATGACCACCAACTACAGACAGCTCAAAACAATTTACCACCAGCGCAAAAACCACAGACTTCCGGAATGGCGAGCTTTCTGCCGTTGGATTGAATCGCTTCCGTACAGCGATCTGATTACAGGAGAACCGATCGAATGAAAGTAATTCTGATATCAGGCAAGGCAAGACACGGCAAGGATACAGCGGCTGAAATCCTTGAGCGGCACTTAAAGAACGCAGGATACCGTGTTCTTGTCGCACATTACGCAGATTTACTGAAGTATATCTGCAAGACGTTCTTCGGGTGGGACGGAAATAAGGATGAGTCCGGACGTAATCTTCTGCAGACAGTCGGAACAAACACCATCAGAAAAGTTCGCCCGGATTATTGGGCGGACTTCATCGCAGATGTCCTTTCGTTCTTTCCGGATGCATGGGATTATGTGCTGATTCCGGACTGCCGATTCCCGAATGAAGTCGAGCGCATGAAGGATAAGATCGCAGATACAACGCTCGTCCGCGTTGTCCGTCATAACTTTGACTCCGGACTCACAGAGGAGCAGTTAAACCACCCGTCCGAAACGGCACTGGACGATTATCCTGCGGATCAGTATTTTGATAACGACGGAACGGTAGAGGCACTCGAAAACAAAATCAAAACATGGATTGGAGAAATTACATATGAATAAGGAAAAGAATTTATATAACATCGATATCGACCTCGGCGAAATTCTGGAGGAAACCTCCAATGTTGATGATTATTTCTATATTCAGGATCTGAAGCAGAGAAAGCTTTATCTGAATACGGATATCGACCAGTTTGCCGTCGCCGGTGTCGTAAGACATATCCTGCAAATCAACCGAGAGGACAAGGAACTTCCGGTTGAGCAGAGAGCCCCGATTATTCTGTATGTCGCCTCCAACGGCGGCGAGGCAAACTCCGGTTTTGAGCTGATCGATGTTATCGCAGCAAGCAAGACTCCTGTTTATACCGTCAATCTCGGGTATCAATTCAGTATGGGCTTTCTGATCGGACTCGCAGGACATAAGCGGTTTGCCATGAAGAATGCGAAGTTCTTGATGCACGACGGTTCCAATTTCGTGTATAACTCCGGCACAAAGGCACAGGATCAGATGGAATTCTATCGCCGTGCCGAGGAAAGAATCAGACAGTATGTCATCGAGCATAGCCGTCTGACCGAGGAAGAATACGACAATAAGCTCCGCGTAGAATGGTATCTGTTCGCGGACGAAGCAAAGGAGAAGGGCTTTGTCGATGCCATCATCGGCGTTGACTGCGACATCGATGAGATCATTTGAGGAGGACTCTGCAATGACAGAATATCTTGGATATAAAGAGGTTGTACCAACCGATGAGGAACTTGGTGTGATATACGGCAAAACGCCGGAAAACATTTATAACTGCCACCAGAATGAATATCTGATTCTCAGAGACGCAGAGGAAAATGTGATTGAGACATTCCGCTGCTCGGATAATCAGTATACGAAGGTTGGTTATAAGACCGTGAACAGCCGGTTTCTCGGAAGGGTAAAGCCGCGAAATATCCATCAGCGACTTGCTATGGATATGCTGTACAGACCGGATATCACCGTAAAGATCATCACCGGTAAGTTCGGTACCGGCAAGGACTTCCTTATGTGTTCGGCAGCGGTTGATATGATCGAGGGAGGAAAGTTCGACCGTATTGTATATGTAAGAAATAACATTGAGGTAAAGAACTCCAAGCCGATCGGGTTCCTGCCCGGCTCGTATAACGAAAAACTGCTTCCGTTTGCAATGCCGCTCGCCGACCATCTCGGCGGCGTGGACGGCTTGAACCTGATGGTGAGCAGCGGGAAAATCGACATCGTGCATCTCGGATTTATCCGCGGACGTGATATCAAGAATTCGATCATCATCTGCTCGGAAGCAGAGAATATGACAAAGGAGCATGTGCAGCTTTTGCTCGGACGTGTCGGGGAGGGTTCCGAGCTGTGGCTGAACGGTGACTTCAGACAGTGCGACGCAGAGGTTTTCCGCTCCAACAGCGGACTTATGACAGCGGTGGAACGCCTCAAGGGACATCCGCGATTCGGCTATGTCAACCTGCAGATCACAGAAAGGAGCGAAACTGCCGCTATGGCAGACTTACTCGATTGAATCACTCATGAAAGAATTATTCGTAGATAATTTTGCCGGAGGCGGAGGTGCATCAACCGGCATTGAAACTGCGATCGGAAGAAGTGTTGATATTGCAATCAATCATGACCCCGATGCTATAGCAATGCACAAAGTCAATCATCCCGGTACAAGGCATTACTGTGAGGATGTATGGGAGGTTGATCCTGTAGAAGCATGCGGCGGCAATCCGGTAGCTCTCGCTTGGTTTTCGCCTGACTGCAGGCATTTTTCCAGAGCCAAGGGTGGTAAACCTGTTGATAAAAACATCCGTGGACTTGCGTGGGTTTCGGTTCGCTGGGCGTATCTTGTCAGACCGAGATGCATCATGCTTGAAAATGTGCCTGAAATACAGACATGGGGTCCGCTCGACAAAAACAGCAAACCAATCAAGGAGCGGATCGGAGAAACATTTGATGGGTTTATCAAATGCCTGTCTACAGGTATTCCGAGCAGTCATCCGGCATTCAAAGAAATGTGTGTTTCACTTGGTATCGAGCAGGATTCCGAGATGGCATACGCATTGCAGTGCGGTCTTGGATATCATATCGAATACCGTGTACTTCGTTCATGTGATTACGGTGCACCGACAACACGGACAAGATTCTATATGATTGCAAGGTGTGACGGCAAGCCGGTCGTATGGCCGGTACCGACACACGGAGATAAGTATAGCAAAGAAGTCAGAATGGGACTCAGAGAGCCATACAGAACTGCGGCAGACTGTATTGACTGGAGTATTCCGGCACAAAGTATTTTTGAAAGGGAAAAGCCGCTTGCAGACAATACGCTTCGCAGGATCGCAATGGGAATCAAACGGTTTGTTATCGATAATCAGGAGCCGTTTATCCTCCATTACAAATTTGACAATCAACCGGAAAGTGTAGAGAAGCCGCTTTCAACCGTAACCGCTGTCAACAGTCATTATATCGTAGCACCAAGCCTGATTCAGTATCACAGTGAGACATCAGACAATGAAGTGAGAGGTCAGGAGCTTACCGATCCGATTATGACCATCGATACGAGTCCAAGATACGCATTATCTGTTGCATATCTAATGAAGAAATACGCCGGGATTGAAACAAATAATGAGTCGATCATAGACGAACACGATTATAAGGATGAGGTACAGGCTTTTCTTGTGAAGTATTTTTCAAACGGCATCGCAAAATCCGTGAATGAACCGCTTGATACTGTAACAACAAAGGACAGATTTGCGCTTGTTACGATACATGGCGAGAAGTATATCATCTCAGATATAAAAATGCGTATGCTCCAGCCAAGAGAATTGTTTAACGCACAGGGCTTCCCGCAGGATTATATTATTGATACTGATATGAATGGCAATCCGATAGCTAAAACCAAACAGATTGCACGATGCGGAAACGCAGTAACGCCTCCTGTACCGGCAGCTCTGGTTCGTGCAAATCTTCCGGAGTACTGCACGGATGTAAATGAGGCGATGAAGAAAGGAGCATAATGAAACAACTAACCATACTTATAGATATGGACGATACCATTGAAAACTTCTGCGAAACTTTGGTAGAAGTTCTCAATGAGCGCCATGGATTGAAAGTAAAAACAGATGACATCAGGGAGTGGGATCTGACAAAGGCATTTCCGTCGTTGGCACCGCGTGATATTTTCGCACCGACGTATGAGGAGGATTTCTGGAAGAGGGTAAAACCTCTTCCGGGTGCCGTTGATTGTCTTCGTCGTATGACGGATGACGGGCATAGCGTTGTCATCGTGACATCCTCCGCTCCGGAAAGTGTCCCGCTGAAAATTAAGCTGTGTCTGCGCAGATATTTTCCTTTTATTAAACGAGAAAATATCATTATCGCCTCCAGAAAACAGTTGATCAAAGGTGATATCATGATCGATGACGCTCCGCACAATCTGATCGGCGGTGACTATCTGCGTGTGTTAATGCAGGCAAATCACAATCGGGATTATGACGCCGCATCTAACAGCATGGTGCGTGTTGTCGACTGGGAGGGCGCGTATCAGATTGTGAAGATGTACGCAGATATTTTAGATTAAACGTATGCAGATATCAAAGAATAAATGGAGGTTGAGAAATGAACAAAGAAATCATTTTATATTCAACCGGATGCATTCGATGCAAGACGCTGAAAAAGCGGCTTGACGAATCCGGCATTACATACAGAGAAGTCAACGACGTCGAGCAGATGCTGGCACTTGGTTTTACACAGGTTCCTGTGCTTGTCGCAGACGGGGAACAAATGGATTATTATAAGGCAGTAAAATGGATTGATACAATGGAGGGAACAAATGAAAAGCAGTAAGAGTATTGTTGAGGACTACCTGAAGCAGGACGACTGGAGAGTCAAGGAAAACTCAAATAACCCGTTCAGTTATGGCGGTATGAATAAGTATATCAACGGAGAAGTATGCAAGGACTATTGGCTGCGGGAAATTTATAATGAAGATATCGCACAGGCATATGTCCAGAATTATATCCACATTCATGACCTCGGCGGTTTGACGCTGTATTGCTGCGGTTATTCGCTGCGCGATATTCTGACAAAGGGCGTTGTCGGTGTGGATAATATTCCGACATCCTCTCCAGCAAAGCACTTCGACAGCGCACTTAACCAGATTTCCAATCTTCTGACAGTTTTCCAGAATGAGATTATGGGTGCGGTTGCACTGAACAGCTTCGATACACTCCTCGCGCCGTTCATCAAGAACGACCGTCTGGATTACGATGCGGTCAAGCAGTCGATGCAGAACTTCATTTTCTCTATCAACTCCAACAGCAGAATGGGTGCGGAACCGGCATTCAGCAATATCACATTCGATTTAACCCCGCCGAGCGACCTGATCGATGATTATGTTCTGATTGGCGGTGAGTTGCAGAGCTTTACATACCGCTCCTGCCAGAGAGAGATGGACATGCTGAATAAAGCGTTCTTTGAGACAATGCTGGAGGGCGACGCTGCAGGCAAGCTGTTTGCTTATCCGATTCCTACTTATAATATTCATAAGAGATTCGACTGGGATAACCCAAACAATAAGCTCCTGTGGGAGCTGACCGGCAAGTTCGGTACACCGTACTTTGCAAACTACATCAGCTCCGATATGAATCCGGAGGACGCAAGAAGCATGTGCTGCAGACTCCGTCTCGACCTAACCGAGCTTCGCAAGAGAAACGGAGGCCTGTTCGGCAGCGGCGACAGCACAGGTTCCATCGGTGTTGTTACCATCAACCTGCCGAGAATCGCATATGAAAATAAGGGCGACCGCGCAGGATTCTTTGCAATGCTGGATTACTATCTGGGTATCGCCAAGGACAGCCTTGTCATCAAGCGTGCATGGCTTCAGGAAAATATCATTGATACCAATGCAATCAAAGCGTACAACGAATATGTCGGTACCATGGACAACCATTTCTCGACCATCGGTATTGTCGGTATGAATGAAATGTGTGAGAATTTCTTTGACGACCATGCGGGAATTCTCACAGAAAAAGGAAAGGCGTTCTCGGAGGAGGTCGGCGAGTATATCAGAAACACGCTGCTTCGCTTCCAGGAAGAAACAGGGAATCTTTTCAATTACGAGGCAACGCCGGCAGAATCCACTTGCTATCGCTTTGCGCTCAACGATAAGAAGACACATCCGGATATCATCACACAGGGAAGCGGCAAGGACTGCTACTATACCAACAGCTGTCATATCCCCGTAAAGGATATTCAGGGCATCGACAGTACCTTCCGTCATCAGGAGACGCTGCAGTCGCAGTTTACAGGCGGTACTGTCATCCATCTGATGATGGAGGGCGCGATTTCCGGCGATCAGGCAAAGGATATCATTCGTTCCGCGTTTGAAAACTATACCATTCCATATGTCAGTATCTCCCCGATTTCCAGATTCTGTCCCGAACACGGTTATGTTTACGACCATGTAGATAAGTGTCCGATCTGTAAGGAGAAGCTGAAGAAATACCAGAGAATTACAGGCTATCTGCGCTGCATTGATAACTTCAACCGAGGCAAGAAAGCCGAATTCCATGACAGAAAGCAGATGATGTATGAAGATAAAGAGAATTGAGGACGAGAATTTCAACCACTACAGACGTCCGTCGATGGTGGTAGCGTTCCCAAGCTGTACCTTCAAATGCAACCGTGCGTGCGGTGAGCAAGTGTGCCAGAACGGCGCACTTGCAGCCTCACCCGATATTGAGATTACACCGGAGGAAATCGTTCATAGATATCTTCATAATCATATCTCAAAGGCGATTGTGTGTGCAGGCTTGGAGCCGCTTGACAGCCCGGACGATCTGCTTGCGCTTGTCAGAGCCGTGCGGATGCGTACAGACGCCGAGATTATCATATATACAGGCTACACAAAGGAAGAGGTGCAGGGGATGAACGGAATACTGGACGCATTGAGCATGTACTCAAATATGATTGTTAAGTACGGAAGATATATCCCAGGATGCGAGACGCATATGGACGAGATTCTTGGAGTCCCTCTGTATGGGGATCATCAATATGCGGAGGTGATCAGTAAATGACAGCAGGAACACATAATACGTTTGTCACACTTGGTGCATCCAACCACTCTCAAAACCAAAGAGAACAGTTTGATTATTACGCAACCGACCCTGTAGCAATGGAGCTACTTCTTGATATTGAGCAGTTCTCGGAAAATGTATGGGAATGTGCCTGCGGTGCAGGGCATTTAAGCCGTGTTCTGGAAGAACGCGGGTATAACGTCAGATCAACCGATCTTGTAGATCGAGGGTATGGTGAGAGCGGTCTTGATTTTCTTGACTGCAAAGATACATATGACGGTGATATCATAACAAACCCTCCGTATAAATACGCAAAGGAGTTTGTTGAGCGGGCAATCGAGTGTGTAACAGACGGACACCGTGTTGCGATGTTTCTGAAGATTCAATTTCTGGAAGGAAAAGGCAGACGGGCATTGTTCGATAAGTATCCGCCAAAAATAATTTATGTAGCAACCGGCAGAATCAACTGCTGCAAAAACGGTGATTTTAGCTCAAGACAGAGAAGCAATGACAGCGCACAGGCGTATGCATGGTTTATATGGGAAAAGGGCTATACGGGCGATACTGTTGTAAGATGGTTTAACTGAAAGGAAGCAAAATGACAATCATACAAAATCAGGATTTGGCATACGCCAAAGAGATCAGAAAGAAACTGAAAGAGAATAACGGGTACTGCCCGTGCAGTATCGTAAAGAATGAGGACACAAAATGTATGTGCAAAGAGTTCCGTGAGATGGACGAGGGTATGTGTCATTGCGGACTCTATATCAAAATCAAAGATTAAGGAGATAAGGTATGACTGTGAAAATTAAGAAGCTTAACGAAGATGCTGTGATCCCTACATACGGCTCCGCAGAAGCCGCAGGATGCGATTTGTACGCACTCCTTGACACAGATGAGGTAGTGATTCATCCGGGCAGTACGGCGCTTGTACACACCGGAATCAGCGTTGAAATCCCGCACGGATGCTACGGCGGTATCTACGCAAGAAGCGGTCTTGCCTCCAAGAAAGGATTGCGTCCGGCGAACTGTACCGGTGTCATTGACGCAGACTACCGCGGTGAAATCATGGTGGCATTACATAACGATTCTTCAAACATTCAAACGATTTCCAACCATGAAAGAATCGCGCAGATGATTATCGAAAGATACGAAAAGGCTGAGTTCCTCATCGTTGATGACCTTGTCGAAACAGAAAGAGGAGAGGGCGGCTTCGGAAGCACCGGGAAGTGATTAAATTCTATATGATTGGTAATAATTATTGTAATAAGTATGGAGGTGTATATATGGAAGTTCGAAGATTTGATCTGAGTGGCAAAACCCTTACAAAGGATGATCTTGCAAGAGTCAGGATACCTGAGGATATCGTAGTTCTTTATAATAAGATTATCGATCGTGTCGCAGATTATAAAAACAGCGGTATACGAAATTGAAAAGTTTGGTAAACAAACAGAAAGTCTTGATTTGTTCATATAAACGTGTTATAATGGTCTCGTACAGCATTGTGCGAGACCATTTTAGGCAAGTATAAAGGAGGAAGTATGGCGCGAAGATCGAAAATGGCTAAGGTCTCTCATGATGCAGAGAACGAGAAAACAAATATTGCACTGTATATCAGAGTATCTACTGACGCACAAGTAGACGGATATTCTATTGATGTGCAGAAGGAAAGACTGGAAGCGTATGTAAAGTCTATGTTCAGCGAACCGGACACTGTAACAATGTATATCGACGGAGGATTTACGGGAGCGAATCTTGACAGACCGAGAATGAAAGACATGATAGCAGATATCCAGAATGGATTGATTACGCATGTTATTGTCATGAAGCTCGATAGACTCAGCCGTTCTCAAAGAGACACGCTATATCTTATTGAGGATGTATTCACTCCGAACAATGTCTCTTTTATCTCTATTAATGAAAGCTTCAATACTTCGACATCTTTCGGAAGAACCGCAATATCTATCTTGAGTGCATTTGCACAAATGGAGCGCGAAACCATATACGAGAGAACAAGAAGCGGTATGAGAAAGAGAGTTGAGGATGGTTATTGGCCTGGCGGAGGAATGACGCCATTCGGATATGATTACGATCAAAACATTGGTTATTTAGTTCCAAACAAAGATGCCGATACGGTGAAGCATATGTATGAACTTTTTCTTTCTGGATATTCAGAAGGGATGATTGCGAAGAAATTTAATATAAAGTACGACCGACTTGTTCATCAGATCTTAACCAGAAAAAGCAATACAGGAGTTATTGTTTATAATGGGGAAGAATACCCCGGTAGACATGCTCCAATTATATCCCTTGATATATATAATAAAACAATGAAAATCATGAAAGAAAGATCGTCGAAGAAATTTGTAGCAAAAACAAAGCATCTTTTAACAGGTCTTTTTGAATGTGGTATCTGCGGAGCAAAAATGAGATACCAAACATGGACAAACGGAACACATAAGATCATGTGTTACTCACAGCAGACATCGAAAGCATATTTAAGGAAGTCAACATGCTGCGATAATCTAAAAATTGACTCACAACTTATAGAGAATGCTGTTTTGAATGATATTTTCTCTATGACAGACGAGATATCCGAAATTGATCATGAGGCTGGAGAAAAAGAGAAGAAAGGGGTATTGGATGTTTTAACAGAGCAGAAGACAATCGCTGAAAATAAACTGAAGAGACTGTATAACCTATTTGCAGGAAGTTCTGATGATTGTCTTCTTGATACAATCAATGAGATTAGAGCAGAGATAGACACCCTGAATAAGAGTATCAACGAGGAAGTGGAAAAGAATAATAGATTTGCAGAGGCGATATCGACACAACAACAATTCAGGGGGCTAAGAGACGTTTGGGATATAATGACAAATGAAGAGCGCATATCAGCCATTCGCGCACTTATTGAAAAGATTGTGATTAATAAGGAAAAAATCGATATAGTTTACAAAGTATAAAAATTTCGACATATGATAGTCATTCCGATGATCATCGGCGAGATTCGCAGGTATCTGAGGGATAACAACAGCATCCGCGTCAGCCGCGGAACGAGAGATCTTGCCTATCGTGCATTGCAAACGCGGGACCGGCTGACAAAGGAACACGGTCGGGAAGCAACTGTTGAGGAGGTTGCCGCCGTCCTCGGAGAATCCCCTGTACAGGTCAGTCGGGCGATGGAAGCGATCATCGAGCCGATCTCTCTGTATGAACCGGTTTACTCCGACGGTGTGGATTCTGTATACGTGATGGATCAGATCAGCGACAGCGAGAATTCCGATGATGTGTGGCTGGAAAACATTGCGCTGCGTGAAGCGATGAAATCGCTTGGCGAGCGGGAACGCCGCATCATTGCACTTCGTTTTTTTGCCAACAAAACGCAGATGGAAATTGCCGAACAGATCGGCATCTCGCAGGCGCAGGTATCGCGTCTGGAAAAAGGTGCACTTGCACGGATTCGCCGTCAGATGTGA